TTAGACCCTTCTTCACAGCCCCGCTTTCAATTTATCTTCAACATCGGCGAGGGCGGTTTTCTGTCCTCTGGGAGTTCTTCGAGGCATCACATTTTTCCTAAGAGATTTGAACGCCTGAGATCGCCATAGTCACGGTGTTCCCAGCACTCGCAGCAGCCCAAATTGAACTGAGGGCAGGCAATATATGCCCAACCAAATCCGTGCCGTTCCAGGTCTCCGTAGCGGCGATGGATCGTTGGGTCGTTATTGCATTCTCCGCACTCGCTGCAACACCGTGAGGAACAATATAAATCGTTACTGTGTGCGCGTTGGCGATATCAGTATTGGTGAACGTGGCTTTGTCGATTCGAGTCCGAATTGACGAACTGGTATAATATTGCACCGGGGCAGCCGTCAATTGAACTGGCGCCACTATGGAAATCGGTGTGATGGACATCGACTTATATTAGGTCATAACGAAGACAACAGGGATGAGAGAGATTGTCTCTAGAGAGGCGGTGATTTCCCGCACTACATCTCTTGAATGCCCCTTCCCTAAATCAACAACCGAAACCTCTCGAACAACGGACCGCACGAAAGCCGTTGGGGTTTCAGTCGAACTGATTTCCCGCACTACATCGTCAACGAATCCCGTATTTGCCATTTTAGCTTGCTATCCCTGGTCCCGCAGTTGCAGCATTAACACCACTTCCGGTCCATGAAGATCCAGTATTTGGGTCCGTGTCGAAGCTAGACGAAACCCACACGGCGCCAGTAGCAAGACCAGTATCGGCAACTGACCCAGTTCCGTCTGTGACGCCGCTTAGGACATGCAACGCTAGCCCACGAGCCCCGGTGTCTAAATGTGCTACAGCCCTAACATCCATCCCCCATACCCTAATAGGAGTCGTCGTCAATGCGGGAAAGGTATATAAATCCTCATTTCCTACAGTTGAGGAACTAATTGACGATGTGTCGTCTGGAGCAACTCTTTGGGCCTCACTTTCCCAATTCGTTGCCGTCCCCGAGCAATCACCCCAAATCTCATATTCATCTTGCCCTGTCGTCATAGCCGGTGCTGGATTGGGTGCCCCGGCAGAATATGTATTTGCGGCCCGCGCGGCCAATTTTGTCGTCAAGTCGATTAGGGCATAATTAAGTTGAGTGTCAGTTATGAAGCCGATCCAATATGGTGTTCCCGCCGTCAGAGCTACACCACCGACTATTGTGCTGCTCAGAGGCGTTCCATCAACGCAGCCAACAACCTCAGTCCCGGTTCCTAACAATGTATGGGGAGCGCTCGATACCTCGGAATACACGACTGACTTGAATTTTGCCCCCGAATTCGTTGTCAATGGAACACAGAAAACACTACCGAGGGTGCAGTTGACGTCCGAAATGCAGCGGACAAGAAATAACGATCCTACAATCGTGGCCTGAGTGTTAGTTGTTGAATAAATTGCGTGGGCAGCGATTCCAGCAGGGACTATTAAATTCCCTCCGTTGGTAAATTGAGTTTGATAATCCCCCGTTGGCCATTGGGTTTCAATCCGAATAGCGTCTGTACAGAATGTGTCGTCAGTCCCCGACATCAATTGAAGATCGTCAATAGCCATACCCCCATCACCGCCAGATTCGATTCCAAAGACTTGATAGAGATTAAAATAACTATTCGCACTGACAATAGTATTTCCAGTTCCCGTCAATATGGGAACCGCATCAAGATAGATGGTATAAGCTCCTGTTGAGCTAAATGTGATGTCGCCACTTAAAACGTGAATAGTGTTCAGATTTATCGAACTCCCACTTGAGGCAATCAGGGTTCCATTGCCGCGATAGAGGGAAATTCGCCCCGTAGTTTCCACCTTAATGTAACATTGCCGGGTTGCGTTGTCAAAGAAAGCAATTCCATTATGGCCAATTAGACCATCATAGAATCTCATTGAGAATAATATTCGGCTATAATTTGCTGTAAGGGTCTTCGAGAGCCAAGTCTGAACACCGTCACCGTTGCTTAGGAGGGCATATCCTGTTGACGACAACCCCTGCACAACATTAAATGTTCCATTGGTAACGTTGTATTCTTGTTGGAGAAGTTGATTCAATGTCAACTGACCGGGGCCGCCTAGTATAATGCCGGGCGGCCCATATTTGTCCATACCATCTTTATGGACCGTTACATTGGGCATAACTAACCTCGGGTTCCCGAAAGGGTCATGGAAAACCCCGCAGCCGTAGCATCAGCCACCGCCGGTGCAATAATTCGAAGGACATCGCCCGTCGCAAACGTGGGGGCCAGATTATTGACCGTTGAATAACTTATATTAACACTTCCACCCTGAATCGTGGCAGACCCAATATTCTTAAAAGTATCTGGCGTCGCAGCAAGAGCCTGGTCGATATCGAGAACCACTTTAGCCGTCGGTGCAATCTGTAATGTTCCAGTCGAGCCTTCAAAATTCGCGGGGAAGTTTAGCGCCCGGTCAGTCGTGAAACGAAGAAGGACTTGATTAGCCGCAGGAACAACTCCACTACCATTATACATGATTATGTCATACGGGGCCGGCGTTGGCGGGGGCGTTGTAGCTTGTTCGACGAGAGACTGAATATATCCTGGGCTCGGAATCAGATTCTCTAAGTCTGATATTTTCGCATAGACCGTTGGGTCAGGCGCGGGCGCTGGATTGCTCGCCGCGTCCGATGCACCTTGGACATTTGTTATTAGGGATTGCAAAAATCGATACCAAGTTTGATTGATCGTTCCATCAAGATTTACTAAGGGTGTCTGAGGGGTTGGTAGGTAAATTGTTGGGGCGGGATTGGAAGCAGTCATAATTATTCGCTAAAGCGGCCATCATTATTCAAAAGTTGCTCCGACTAAGGCGACAGGGAATTTATCAGCAGAAGATAATTCGAATATCCGATCATAGCCTTTGGCCATCCTGAGACTTCCGAGACGGTTGAATTTAACTCGGCGAGCGGTCTGACCTACAGGACCGCAGGATTGAATTAACTGAGGCCCCCAAGTATAACCCCCGTCATCAGACCATCGAAGTGCAACGTTCGGTGGGGAGGAATTCAGGGGCAAATTTGTCGTTCCGATACCGCCCGTTTCCATATCGATCATCAGATAATTGAATCTTAGGAGCCGCCCCGTTGGGGGTTGCTGAATCGCTCGCCAACTCCGAAGCCAGGCCCGAGTATTTCCGTTGTCGTCGAAGGTATTTAGATTATAGTAATAGATATTCCCGTTGCGATAATCACCGACCAAACTAAGACCTGCAAAGCTGGCAGCGCAATTACCCCAATGTCGATGAGGAAGGCCGTCCGTGGAGGAATAGGCGGCCCTTTGATGCCACATAGGAACCCCAGCCATTTGGCTCACAGTGTCATCGTAGACCCACGTTTGATCCCCACTTGGAGATGAGAGGACATAAAATTGATGCCCCTCTTGTTGGTAACAATATCCTATAGCATCTGACGGGTTGGGCCACGCCTGAATTTGTCGCTCTATCGCGTGAGTCGATATCCTCTGATAGGAATATTGAATCAACTTAACCACAATTCCCTCGCCCTGGGCATTCTGTGCGAGCATGAAAAACGTTTCACCTGACCGCCTCACCGAGCCGGGAGCCAAGCATCCAACTTCCATATGTGGCCCAACCTCTCGGCCGAATGTAAAATTGGGTGTTCCATTATTGTTCCAGACCTCTGTATTTCTTTGTTTCATTACAAAGATTTCATTACGAGTCGAGATCATTTTGACTATTGGATCTGGCTCAACTGACGCTTGGGCGAACTGAAGAGTGGGCCAATTAGTGAAATCGACTTCATTCGACTGAAATAGATTATAAGTTCCGGGCTGATTTATGAGTCCAAAGCCGTCGTTCTGAACGATGCTCATTCCGACGAAAATTGCCAAATCAACCCCATTATCTTCCATTGTGACGAACGTGTCGGAGTTCGTCGGTGTGAAGGGCAGGTTGGCAATAGAAAACCCCGGAACTACAGTTCCTTTGGAATATAAATACCCTCCTGGACCGCCGATCCCTGTAGCTGAGATCATAGTTACGTTGAAATTTTGATCGACAGAATATAGGCCGTTCCCGCTTACGACATAGAGCAGTTGTTGCGGAATTAGGGATGTCCCGGTGGCTCCTGAGCTTAAGGTCGCAATATGCATCTCCCGAATGGGGCCAGTTCCGATGGTGAGAAGGGATGTTAGTCCGGGGGCTCCATAGAGTGCCCCAATTTCCTTTCCGGTATGCGTTTCGACAATTTCGGGATAAACGTTAATTGCCTGTTGATCGGCCAATCGGCCCGAACGGGACATATAGGCTGGGCCGAAGATCGGCGACTTAATCGGAAGGGGTTGGTTTTGTTGGCCTAGCATATTCTGTTTAGCCACTGATTAAACGCTGAACGTAATATGCGCCACAGCGAGACCGGCGGCCCTTCGCCGGGGATCATTTCGACAGCGTGGCGATCCACCGCTTTTCCTTCTCGACCATGACCTGCGCCGCATAGCCGCGCGCATCAGCCTCGGTTTTCGGGTACACGGGCTCGTCCCGAGTGCCAGGCGAGATCACGCGCGGCGGTTTCTTGTTGGTCTGCGCGGCAAACTTCGTGCCTTGGCAGCGGTGGCGTACGGCCTCGGCGGCATTGCACGGCACGCTCTTGTGCGCGATCACGTCGGTTGGGCGGACCAAAACCTGTGTGTAACCGAGCGTGTTGTCGGGTGCCTTGACCGTATAGCGGCAGAGCCAGCCGACTTTGGTAATCTCTTGGCAGGCAGCAGTGGGCTGAGCTTTGGCATCAACGAGAGTAGCTGCCGTGGCTGGTTCTGAGAGCATCAACAACAGAAGCGCGAGAAATCGGATCATCTTTTATTGCTCACAGTGGTAAGAGAAAGTGTCACCCGAAAAGCTGGCGTTGGCGACCGTAAATCCTGCCGTCGTCGCAGGAGCCATCGTGTAGGCCACGCTGCCGCTGACGGTGCAGTGCGGGGCGGTCGTATAGGCTGGCGTGCCTGAGAACGTCACGGTACAGCCGGTCGCCGTCGTCCCTTCCGTAACCGTACCTCCGGTATCGCTGGCTGTCGCGTCGAGCGCGGGCGATCCGCTGCCGCAGGAGGATAGTGTCGGCGCGCTACCAGTGTTGGCAATGTGATCGCCGAAGGAAACGAAGCCCTTGCCTGTTCGGATAGCATAGTTTGATGTTGATCCGGTTTGATCTCCAACGAATATGCCATCCCTCTCCGTCGCGGCCCCCGACTCCCCTAGCACGTAAACACCAGCTATCTGATTTACCGTACCACCCGCATCAAATGTATCTGCGACTACTCCCGCCAATAAAGTCGTTGTTCCGCCGCTTGACTCCGCAAATCCAAATGCCCCTACCGTTTGATCCGATGCCCCGCCGAAAATTTCTCCGTAGAACATCCCGCCATAATTTATCCTTATGTTTCCGCTCCCAAAAAACAGCGTTCCAGCATACATGCCTTTTAGGGCGTAGAAATTATGACTGTTGCTGGATGGCACGACAAGAGAACCATAAATTTGTTGGTAAGTCTCAAATAAGGTGTCTGTATCTATCGAGGGATCTGCAAGTGCGTATATTGTAAGAGCGGTATCAAAATCACTGTCCGTCCTAGTCAAAAGGGCATTTAGCGCTAGACTTTGTGCCGTTTCTATTGGATAATTTATATCAAAAGCGTTCCAATCTCCATTGCCAACGGCTAAGCCCGACGCGAAAGCGCCCTGGCTAAAGTCAGTCGCTGGTTGTGGAGTATTGCTACCGGATGCGCCTTGATCGTTATAGGAGGTTCCGCAGGCTATAGAGGCTTCGTATCCACCAACCGTCGTATAATCGGGGTTCGTCAGCCAAATATCGATGCCGGCAGCATTTGCTGGACACGCAGCAGGCGTAATAACATTGTAGTTCGTGCTGTCGAGCGTTGCATTGCCGGTCGTAATCGTCGTTGAGGGTGAACACGCGCTGGAACCAGTCGGCATTCTAAAGGCAACGCAATAGGCGTAGGTAGTGCTACCAGCCGTGCCGTGCGTCGTGACGGCCGGGGCAGCGGGGGGCGAAGTGCCGGGGACGTAGAGCAGGTTCGCGGCGTCGCCGCCGAAAGCGCCGCCGGCGTTGTATTGCACGGCGCCGTTGGTCCCGCCCGGCGTACTGCTGCCGCTGCCGCTCGGATTCCACAAATTTTGAGCCAAGGCTTCAGACGAAACGGAACTCAGAAAAACCGGGACCAACATGGAATATAAATTAAGTTTGTCCCTCATCGTTGATCCATTGTAACAGGGGTCGATGTCATGTTGGCAATCCCATTGACCTGCTCCTGTGGGGGGAATTCATTTGAGGGCCACGTCAAACAGGCCCCGAAGGGAACCGTATATGACCCAGCTGAATTTATCCCAGGAACTGTTGCTCCAAAAGAGATGCCAATATTAGCCGCGGTACTAACGTTGCAAATAGATAGCTTTTGTCTGTTTTGAGCCGGAAAAATTGCCATGGTCGGCGTGGTTCCGAGGGTCACTGCGGTTTGGGCCAAAGACTGGCTAGCCCACAAGAATGTTACAGAGAATGTAAATATCTTCCAGATCGACACTAGGAACTCCCACCAGGTGCATCTCTATAAATGTTCCAAGTAGCCTTAGATCGACTAACAATCTCGCTATCATATCGCCCTATGGTTTGGCGATAATTCGTTCTTTTGACATTTCCCTTTGTTACGGCAGCGGATTTAATCAGGGCCGGAGATAAGGCGGCCTCGGGGAAATAGATCGCCAATTCGATTGCCAAATTTCTCTTAAGGGCAATATCATAGCCCTCGGGGAGATTGGCTTCTTCGTCAAGATCAGGAAACTGTGTAAACGGGAGATAGCTGTCCCAGAAAGCGGTCCATCCAATGTTGGGAATTGGGAAGAAATTCAATATGCCCCACGGAAATTGTGGATCGTAGAACAGATACATAGGGACATTCGCATTGACCTGAAGGATGTTCCCAATTTGGTTCCATTGGTCGCGCTGAATGACAGTAAGGGGATAGCGATTGCCAGTTTGGTCGAGAATATAGGCCGCTCCAGTTCCGTCACGGATTCGAAGTGGTCTTTGGGCATCAATGTCACCGCCAACGCCGATGGTGTAGGTGTACTTACCAGGTACGAATACAACGGATTGTTCTAGATAGGCGTAAGTTGTCATGGCCTCATTAGACCATGAATCCAACATATCATTAAGAACTTCGAATCCCCTAGCCATGTCGGCATCACGCACGACTTCACCGGGGGAATAAATCTGAATAGATTCGAAACTATCAGTTATGATTCGGCGGGCAGTCGCCACAGACGCGATTCCTACTTCTTCCCACGAACCTTCTTCAAATTGGGATTCTTCTTCTTTGCCCCCGGCGATGCTCGGCGGGTCGAGGCAGCTAGGATCGCCCCCGCTCGTTCTTCGCTAACACCTTCCTTAGCTGCGATCTTTGATTGAACGGCCTTGAATCCGGGATGCCTCTTTGCCATCGATTTTCTCCTGTCCTACGGTCTCGGTGCCACCGGCACCTGGGGTTGACTGTTTCGGCGGCTCATCGCTCGACTTAGCCGGTTCGTTAGAGTTAAGAGGGTCTTTGTCTGCTGAGCTTCAGCCATCAACTCAGGCGAGGCCGGCATTCCATAATATGGGGCCGACTCTTTCGCTAGATTAGTCGTCAGAGCCAATTGTTCTCCCTGAGAGAGATTATAGTTCGTTGAGGGAAGAGCAAATCCGGTGACGCCATAGAGGCCGGGGAAATTGAGTGTCATAGCTCCGTTAGGAATCGGAGCGACCCAAATTGTGCCCCACGGAAAAGCCGGATTATAGAACATTGTATTTGGGACACCTGAGAGGCCCGAGGCCCCCGACAGACCCGCGGCGTTGAAAATGGAATTCCACTCCAATTCTGAGACGGAGTTGACATTCGTTGTTGAGGCACCCGAAGTGACGGTGGCAACCGCAGGACCCATCGCAACGCGGAGTGGCCGGGGGGTACTGATGACGGCCCCATTTCCAATCGTATAGCTCTGAGTCGCATTCGCTAAGGCCGCCGAAACAGTTGAAACCGAGAATAGTTGGATTGAATCATCCAACCACTGATCGATCATATCATTGAGGAGTTGAAGGCCCCGCGACTGATCGGCGTCAGAGATCACTTCACCCGGAGCATAGACTCCGAGTTTTTGCAGGGCATCGGCAATAATGAGGCTCGCAGTGGTCATGCAACAGATTCCTTATTCCGACGACCGGAAGCAGGCGACGACGGCATTACATGAGCCTCAGGAGTTTCTGGTTCAGGTTCCTCAGATTTCCACTTCGCCAAAATCGCAGCTTCTTCCTCAGGTGTTTTAGCCAATTCTGATTTATCACTTGGCCGACCGTTCTGATGAATCCATTTGGGCCATTGAGTCGGATCTAAAGTCGCCGGAAGCCGAGGATCATGAATAAGGACGCCGTTAACGAGGCGCGGATAACTTGGGTCAGGATCAATGTAATCGACATCAGGGTCTCGTTCAACCAAAATTCCGTTTTCCCACCGGGGATATTGGGTCGGAGTATATTCCTCCTCATTTATCGAGTCATCTAAAACTGATTCGAGCATTCGGCGATTGTAGTCGCCCGCCGGTTTCCAACCCTTTTCGAGCCACTCAGATTCTTCTTTCGAGTTCTTGACCACTACGTCGGGAAATACCTCCGGCTCACCCTTAATAGTAAAGGTTCCAACGATTCGATTATTCTCGACCCTCGGTTCGACCCGAGCCTCAGTAGCATCCTTGTGGTCGGGATGACGAAGAATCTTCGGATATTCGTGATGGTCGGTCTTAACGGCGGGGGCTTCACCGAAGCAAAGATAGCCGCGAGCCCGATGCTCAGCTTCCTGAGCGACGCCATTGACCGTGACGTTGGGAAATTGTTCTGGGAAGCCAGGAGCATTCCCAATTCCCAACACGGCATTTCGATGCTGAGGGTGTGTTAGGACAATCGGATAACCCGGTTCAACGGCCATTGGGGGACTCCACGGATTTTGTCTTCGCTCTGGGTTTTGTTGTCATTGAATCCTGCTTTTGCTTCTGTTCCACAAGCTTACCGTAGAGAGCATAGACCTGCCGATAAGGCAGCTGCTCCAGGGCAAGCGCGATCGTGTTAAGCTCAGCCGGTGTTACAACAATCGTGTAATCCCGCTCAGGCGATTGTTGGGCGAGGACAGGACTGTAGATTGTCGAGACTAAGATCGCTGTAAGAAGCAATAATCGCACAAAAGGAGCCTCGATCTGCTATTGGGCATAGTGCCAGGCGACAAACATTGGATAAGCAAAATGAGTTGCTTGGGCCGGCGATACGATTGTCGCCGCAACACCACAACTCCCTTTGATCGGCGAAGCCCCGACGAGTTGCTGGCTCGGCTGCCCATAGCCTGTTGTACCTACAATCATGTTGAAGGTCCAACCAATGCCAGCCAAGTTGGTTGTCGTAAAAGTCTCTGTTGCCGTGGCGCCGGTGGCATCGGAACCGACAGCGAGAATCAAGCTATCGACGTAGATACAGGAGCTTCCGCTAGAGGGAATTGTGATCGTGGTTTGAGATTCGTTGACCGAACCGGCCGAAATCAAGACATTAGTTGCTGCGTCGAGTCGAGAGGCGTTTTGCTGAACAGGGGCAGGATTCCCCGCCGTCGATTGAGCGAGAGCCAAACTCGGAGTCAAGAACCCGATAATCGCGACGGAGGCGAGTAGTTTCTTCACAGCGTGTCTCCTTGTCAGTAAAAGGGGAGGAAGATTGGCTGATTTCTAGGACCGACTAGCTGCAACCAGCCTTGAGGCAGCCAATGAGAGTTCATAGGGCCAAACGGACCAAGGCCAAAGACAGTCTGATTAGCGTTGGGAACAAAGTTCGCCACGATTCCGCCGACCGAAACTGCGGCCGAATTGAGCAAAGAAGCCAAGGTTGATATAGTCGCGAAGCTAGGCACTGAGTTGGCGCAGCCATTACTTCCACACATTAAGACCGAATTAGAAACACCGACGTTAGTTGATTGAATTGGATTTGTTCCGTTACCTACGAGAACGGCGTTGGCGGTTAGAAAATTTGTTCCGATTCCTCCCGAGGCAACACTGAGAGTTCCGAAGCTCGGGTCATTTCCGGGACCATTACTGAGTAAGACTTGGCCCGCTGTCCCGGTGGGGACGGAGCTAAACGGAAGGGACCCTTCTCCAACTAAGACGTTATGAAGACCGAGAGATGATTGCCCAGAGCCGCCATACGACGGCGATATGACACTACCGTTCCAGACACCAGAAGCTATGGTTCCAACGCCCGTTATTCCAGTCGGACCACTCAAACCTGAGTATGTTCCACTGAGCCGTCCCGATGGCAAGGTTCCTGATGAAATGTTTGAGGCATTGGTCGTATCGGTTGTGGCGCTAGGAGCAAATGCAGTGCCAGCTAATTTACTAACTGTGACCGTCCCAGCAGCATTCATCGACACATCGCCGCCTAAGGACAACGATAGCGGGTCGCTACTGGGACCTTGACCAATTAAAATTTGTCCATTTCCCATCGCTGAAAGGACAGTAATCGGGCTTGTACCTTCACCGAGAAGAACGCCGTGGGCAGTTAGAGAATTCTGCCCGGTGCCACCACCGGAGACAATTAGGGGCGTTCCAAGAGAAATTGAATTGGCTATAATATTACCCGACATATTGATGGCGGCAATGGCCGTAGAGGAAAATAGAATCGAAGACCCGCTCGCGCCACCACCAGTGCAATTATTTCCAAGGCAATTAGTCTGCGCGAAAGACAGTGATGGATAGACCAGCCCCAACGCCAAGACCGCAGAGTAAGCGAATTTGTTAATTATCTTAGACATGGGTCTTTTGAATCACACGACAGGTATCGTCGATGCGGGTCATTTTGACGGGTTTATCGGCGAAATATTCATCGGTGGCCTTTCGTGATCCGTTCCAGCAACCATAGTCATCGATAATTAGAATTCCCCCCAGAGATAATCTGGGCCACAGAACCTCTAGTTCGTGTTTCGTAGATTCATACCAATCGGTGTCGAGACGGACGATCGCAAAAGAATCGGCGGCGAAGTCACGAAGTGTGTCTTCAACACGGCCCTTGTAATATTCGACGAATTTCTCGGGATATTCCGTAGAGGCCATGTTTCGTTGGACGTCTTCAAGCGGCTCCTTAATCCAACCCTCTTTCCACTGAGTCATTGCAGAATTGCCACAGGTATCAATGTCATTGACCCCCGCTGCGGTCATGCCCTCAAATGTGTCGAATAATTGAATTCGACGGGAAACAGGACCTTTAGCCATATTAGCTAAGGCCATCATCATCGACGAGCCACCCTTCCAGACGCCACATTCTATGAAGGACCCAGGAATTTTGCTCCGTTCAACATATTCAACTGTCTTATATAAATCGAAGAGTCTTTCTGCCGACGTGAGCGTAAATGGTTTTACCTTGTCATAGAGGGGCCAAAAATCTTCATCAAAGTCGGCACATCGAATTCGATCCGCGGGAACAGGCGTCAATAGATGAAGGGCATTAAACAGGATTTCAGGAACGATCTCCGCAGCACTGGCACCGACGAATGTAAAGTCGTCATCGAGCGGGCGACTCTTTAGGCTACTCTCAACTGCATCGTTTTCATTGTCTGCGAAGGCTGCCCCTGCCGCAGTGAGCAGTTGCGTTTGACCCATTGATTTTTTGGCGGCCGTAACAGCAGTTACATAGAACTTACTCATTCGGCTGCCTCAGCGGTTTGTTTGTCAAATTCAGCCTTCATTTCTTTGGCCTTTTGTCTAAATCCATCAAGATTCGGACCTAGAGTTGATCTCCAGACCTTTTGACCCCGATGAGTGAATTGGATATCGGGATCAATCCAGACTTCGCCACCCATATCGACCCATTTCTGAGCAAAGGCGTAGTCTTCGCCAGTCCACCATCTGTCGGGAGCGACACCCATTTCAAAAATATTTGAATATTCCCCAACCGAATGATCGTGCTCGGTGTCGTAGAATATTCCGCTGATTTTGGTCATTTCCTCCAAAACCCAGCGTTTGATTCTCAGAAACCCTGTTGGGACCTTGAAGGCCCTTAGGAGCCCATCTTCGCGCTCAATCAATTTGCCCGTCGCTGTGTCAGCAATTAGATGAACGGGAAAATCAAGTTCATCAGACTTCTTGGGATAAATGCCGGCCAAGACACCTTCGGGTCGCCGGATGAATTCAATGACTTTCTCGGCAGGCCATCCCACATCGTCGTCGATGAAGAAGAAATCACTAGCCTGGGGGAATTTTCTCAGAAAATCCGTCGCCAATTTACTACGGACCTTTGAGAGATACGGATCGCCACCCCGGTAGAGGCTTCCAAAGGGAATTCCAGCCTCAACGAGTTTGACGAGGGTCCGGGTCCAAGAGTCTAGATATTCGAGACAAACGCTATGATGAAGGGCAGGGGTGGCAAATAAGACGCCACCAACATTGCTCAATTCTTGCATTGGGGTCTTATATTCATTAGGGTTTGCAACAAGGGGCATCCCCGTGGTTTCGTGTGCAAGTTTCAAGACCTCATCGAAACCATCGGTGGACTTCTTTTCGTCAGTTGACATTTGCGGGCCTCATTATGACCTGAGTAAGGATATTTTGTAGCAAATCGTCCTTGATTCGATTAACATTGGCATCTAAGAATCTGCATCCTTCAAGACCTGGATCATTCGATTCAGCGTGACCTCTAGTATTTCTAATAGCTTGGTCTTCATCCATAGCTATAGTGAGGCAAGCCGAGTGTCGTACTTCATGCCTTTCTCTACCACCTTCTAATTCCGTTACTCTGTCATATAGAAGGGATATGGCAAATAGATCCATTCTAGGCGGCTTTCTGTAGCTCAGAAATTAGTTTAGGTTCTAGATCGGCAAGAAGGGCGAGGGCTCGGGTCTTGAGTCGCCGATAACGGTCCCCGCCGTCAGTAGAATTTCCAACTGAGGTCAAAGCTGGATTTGCCCGCATTCCCTCATTGATCCATTGAGAATAGAATTCGATTCGGGGATAACCCCGACGAAGAATTTCCTTCCTCCATTCGGGCTCCCGGAACTCGGGATCGTCGATAATTCGACGAGCATCTTGTCGCCGAACAATCTTCAGGGCATCGAAGAGCGTTGACCAAAAAGCCAAGTCTCGCATTTCTTGAGTTGGCAATTTCTGAGCGATGTCAAGGTGAACATCGGCAAAGGAAATTCGATCAATCAACTTCGCTATATCATCGATCCAATGATCCACAAACCAATAGGGAAAATACGGGGGAAAGAAATAGCCCAATTTCGCCGTTAGCTCGTGAGTAAGGGCATAGATTCCGGCAAAAGAGGCATTTGCCATATGATTTACAACGACACCAATCTTGTCAGGAAATAGACTTGCAGCATCCAAAATCAGTCGATCAAATCCCGGAGTTGCATAGGCGCAGTAGTCGGCCGAATAGGTATAAACGGAAGAGGGGAACTCTAGGACCCGATTCCATTTCGATCCAATGTCGTCCTCTCGGGGCTTTACCCACGGGATAATTCGGTCGTCTCGCGGCAGGAAAGGAAGGGCCTCTAGAGAAGCTGAGTCGTCAGAATCGACAGATATGATTAGCTTGGTCGAATTGAGACTTATATTAGGCAGTGTTCGTCGGACACATTCTAGCATCCGCCCCGGACGACCTCGAGTGCAAAGGTTGATTGCAAGGGTGTCCGGCTCATAAGGCAGCATTTACAACGTTCCCCCTAACCATTTCTTGCAACGTCGGCAATAATTACCGCCAGTCGAGTCGTCGTGCATTGGTGGCCACGGATGCCCGAATAATCGACATAAAAGCCTAGAAAAAAAGGTGGAGCTGGAATCAAGAAGCATAATTCCAGCTCCAGTCTTCCATAGCAACCACTCTATGGAATTTCGCCCTTAGGAACCTGCAACCAAACCGTTTGCTACTAGGGCGGTCCGAATTGCAGTAAGAAGGTTTGCCGACTGGGCCTCCTGTGGCGAAATGGTCTGAATCCAGCCCGCCCCGGTATCGATGTTTCCAACTTGGAAGTTGGCAACCGAATAAACACCGGAGGGCGGCGTCGCCGTCGTTGCGCCCGTGTTGGCAAAAGTCAGATAGAGGGTATTTGCCGCCGAAGTCCGAGCACCGACTAGGCCGAGACCCGCCGGCATGGTCGAGGGTGGATTGACCCAAACAGGACTATTGACCGTTAGGCCCGTCACGGTGAAGGATTGCTCTGCTGTGGTCGAAGCAGCAACGCCAGTTGGCGTAAGGGCCGGCGCATAGGTTACGCAGGGGGCCGCCGGATTCGGACGGAATAGCGTAATCCCATATATCTCAGCAGTCGCTGAGGGCGTGATAGCCGTGGTTGACGTGTTGCCGTAGGTCACAGCCAAGGAGGTTGCCCCTGCAATTCGGGCACCCCCCATAAGGACCGTTGTCTCAGCTGAGGGCTTAGTGATTCCGACAATTGCGTCGGTCGTCGCGAGGCCAGCAACGGTGTAAGTTAGTTCCTTAACCGTGACAACGCTCTGATTCCCAGTAATCAGCTCTTCGACCAAAATGTTGTTGTTCGTCGCATCGAGGCCAGCGACTTGCCAAACAGTATAGCCCTCCGATGCAGTCGGTGTCACTGACGACGCACCAACATTCATAAATGTAATGCCGACTTGATTCGCTGCTGCGACTCGAACGCCGGCAACATCAAGGCCACCCTGAGAAGAAGGCTTCATAACCTGAACGACAGAGCCGGCCTGAATCCCCGGAACAGTGAAGACCTGTTCAGCCGTCGTATTGGGCAAAACGGGAGCCGGCGACAGAGTCACAACGTTCGAGACCATGCCACGAAGAACAACGGCCCGATAGACTTCACCAGCAGTCGGGCTTACGGCGCCGGAAGAGAGATTCGAGAACGAGACTGCAATAGAGTTTGTTCCACTGACGCGGACATTTCCAACCCCAACACCAGCCTGGGCCGTAGGCTTGTTGACATAGATCAGGTCACCAGCTTGAGGAATAACCGAAGCGGTGCCACCAATGACGGTCGTTAGACCAGTTTCCCAGGTCGAGTTTGCCGCAACAGCATGGGGGGTAGCAACGAAGAAGAAAGTGCCAACCAAGCCAGCAGCTTCGCCCTTGGCGACAGCAGCAAACGCGCCACCAGATGCCTGAGGTTGGGGCGTTGCGCCATAAAAAGCGATGAGGTCGGCAGGGCTCTGACCAAGAACTGTGCCAGCCGTATTCCCGTCGCTGAGCTGACGGACCTGAGTCGAGGAAGAGAGGGGCATCGAAAGGTCTCCTATTAACCGATGATCGGAACTACGGGCAGAACGGAGGGGTTAGACCAGGTCCGCTCTGCCCCAAGTCGGATCTGGTTGTTGATTGCGGCCCGGAATTCGACGGCCAATGAATGGGGAATTTTTGGGCCAACGGGAATTGTGCCCCGAGTTATGTCATCAACCCAAACCTGATAGAGAGGTTCGGGGATGATATTGGGTCGAAGCATTTCCCGTTGTTCATCTCGGGAGAGCTTGTTAAAAGGACGATAATCGGGAAATCCAACCGGAGTCCCCCCACTAGCCCGAACTGAGGGTTTCAGTTTAGTCATTCAAATAAGTCCCCTATGTCTATTGCCAAGTCGGTTTTAATCTTTCGGGGACCTCTTGGGGATGATGTGTCGAGAATCGGATCACCCCCTAAATCCCTCCAGCTTCGCCCTTTTCTTGTGTCGGTTATAGTTGGTTGGCTGATATTATATCGCTTAGCTAGAACGCTGGTTGTAAACAACGAGCCAACTATACCATGAACCGCTGAGCTTGGCAAGCCTAATTCTCCATCTAATTCGGGATAGTATTTAGAACATCATTATCGATAGCAAATAGGGAATACGTCATTGTTTAGGTCGGAGGGTGTCGTATGACTAATCTGGTCGCCAGATACATCATACAACACCAATCCGTCCAAACAAGCAAAGTCGGATCAATTCGTGAGTCGAACGCCGAGTTCGGGATAGAAGCTGGACGTTCCGTACAAAATGTCGATGCGAGCTGGAAAAACGTCGTTCTGAATGTCGAACGCTCTAATAATTCGCATCGAGACGTTCTTATAATTCTCTCTCGCAGCGAAATCAACCCCTTCGGGAATTTCCATCGGCACGGTCACGAGCCCGAAGGTGTCGCGAACGAAGGCCAGATTCTGGGCCACGGTGGCATTCTGTGTCCCAAGGACCGTGATAGCAGCGAGGTTGGCCGGAAGCGCATCGACCGTGGCATAGGGATTCGTGTTCGGCGCGGTGCCGACCACAGAGATCGACGGCGAGATCGGAATCACAGCATTTCCACTTCCGTCGGAATTAACCGCCGCCGTGACGACAAAGTTCTGGAGATTCCCCGTCGAAACTCGCGATTGCGGATTGATCGCATGGACACCGGCGATCGTGAAGACATTGCCGGGGAGCAGAAGATTCGTGACGCTGGCGGTCCAACCATTGGTCACGAGTGACGAGCCGGTTTGGTTGGCGCCATTGACCACGCCGGCCGAAGTGCCCCAAGCACCGAGGGTCTCGGACTGGACGTTCTGGTCTCCATAAATCTCGAAGTTCGCAATGTTGGCGAGGAAGCCCTTGAGGGCAGGCTCGGCAACGGAGCGAACATAGAGGGAGATCAGGGCGGCATCAACGGACCAATAAGCGGCCGGATTGAGAACGAGATAGCGTCCGTCCTGCGGCACTGCTCCTTCGTCCATCCGTTGGCCAACCGCCGCGACACTAGAATAGGAATTGGGCAAAGTCCCTGTGGTGCCCACTTTATTCCAAACGGCACTCCAATTGCCCATCACGTCGTAGTCGAGGCGGTTGGCGAGGGCCGCAGCGCCCGGCTTAAGATAGCGTTCGCTGAATTCCTCGATCGTCAGCGTCAGTTCGGTCGAACTGAATTCGAAATCCACATGGCGCTGATTGGAAATGGAGATTGAAGTCGACGGCTCAGTGATGTTCTGAATCTGGAGACCTGGTCCAGTCGAAACCGTGAACCGATTGGGTTTGCGAACTGTCAGGGATGAGCCGATTTTGACGAACTGGTTTTCGAACTGTCGGTTAACCTTGCCGGTCATGACAAGGTTATTTTCGAGGAACACCAGTGTCTCTTTGCTGATGATGCTCGGGGTCAGAGTATTGTTGGAGGGCATAGGTTAATTCCTCGCGAAGCGAATTGACAAAAGACCAGAGTTTCCAACTCCAGCCAGTTCTTGGGTTGAGTAACGCCTCCGCGAAGAGGACCGAAGCCCTCGGCCTAGGTTATACCGCCTAGTGTCGGTTGAGTACGACGCCCTCCGGCGAGAAAACGGACCCGAGATCAGAGTTCCCGGTGAACTCAGTGTTCAGATCTTAGTGCAGTTGTCGCCCCGGACGACGCTCAGCCAGAAGCTCACGGCTCCGCCGAGCACCATATTCTTCCATCGATTCCTCACTGGGGGACCGCTGAGTAGCAGCCGCAGCAGCCCCGACAATCGGGTTCGGCGGAGGGGGAGGATTGTTATTCACTGGAGGAGTCGTGGGCGTCGGTGGAGTATTGTCGCTTCCATTCGGGGCCACAGGTGGAGCCAAGGCATTGGTTACAGTCGGCACCGAAGGCGGGGCTAATTTTGCTGCAATCAACCCAAGTTCGAACGCCTGGGCAGCTGCGTCGGGAACCGGCAATCCAGCCATCGGGTGGCCCTGGGGGAAGACTTGATCCTTGACAACCAGGCCGGCGATCCTCGATGCCTCGGCGGGATTCTTTCCAAGGAAATAGGCAATATCAGGTCCATTTTCGTGTCGAACGATCGTGTTGACCATTGCGACAGAGATCGGGAGGCTCGGATTATTTGTGACCTCATAGTAGTCGGGGTATTTTTCGAGAACCGTGGCTTGCTTGACTTCCCAATTTTGACGGAGGGTCTGAGCCTCAGCCCGGGTACGAGCCTCATATTCCTCTTGAGCCCTGCGATCGAGGGTCTGTTGCTCCGTCTGACGACGAAGGTTCTCAGATTCTTCCTGAATTCGGCGCATTTCGGCCGCTGTAGTCGCAGCCGCTCGGCGGGCGCCCCAATCGACAAGGGCCTCATCGTAGGCAACCGGATCGGCAAAACTATCTCGGGAGGGCCGAGGCTCCATAAAGTCGGTAACGGGAACCGCCGGAGTCGGAGCAATTGGGACTGGAGCCGTTTGTCGAGTCAACAACTCTTCATGTCGTTGCATAAGGCGCCGAAAATCCTCGGATTGCTGATTGACCAGCTGCTCTAGGCGGCGCCTCTCTCCGACTAACTCGGCAATCCGGGGAGCAATCGGCGACCGGGGTTCGTGAGTTAGGTCGGCAGGACCCGTCGGTGGCGCGGGAGGAGCTACGGTCGGCTCGGGAGTCGGTGGCGCGACGGGATCAGGCACAATGGTCGGTCGATCCGTCGTTGCACTGAGGGCTGGACCGGAGGGAGCCACTGCGGCATTCGGATTCGGAGTCGGGACTACGGGTTCGTTATCGGCCATCGGTATCTACTTTCGCTTAGAGGAATTAGAGGATTTCGTGGTCTTCGGCCCCATCCGTGCTACGCGGGCCATTGATTCTTTTTTCTCGGCGGCCAATTTCGCCACACTCGCCATGAGCTTCGGGTCGCGCTTGATTTCCTCAGCCCGAGTTAAGTGATGAAGGGCATCGTGGGCGGCATAGTCATGTTCGGTTGTTGGCATGACCGAGGCTCTCGTGGGCTTCGATCGAGATTTCATTTCAACTCACTGGCGAAGGGATCATGGTCGACCGGAACTAGACGCTCACCATTGCGTCCGATAATTGTGAGATTCGAGGGATCAAAGATAACATAGTTGTGAGTCGGTTTCCAAAATTTTGCTTCTTTCAATTTCTCTTCCAAATGCGCTATCTTAGGATCGATAACATCTTTTATGAAATTCTCATTATAGCCCTTAGGATCGGGATTCCACCTACTCGGCGGATTGTAGCCATGAATGGCACCAAATTCCCCAATTTCTGCATCTGCTTTTTGCTTCTTCATATAGTCTAACTGACTCTGTAAATCATACACATTAGGGGGATTTCGGCTTCCTTGATCGAGGTACCGAATTCCCGGAATCCCGGCCTCATGGAGGGCCTTAGATGCCAGTTTCCGTGGATCAGGAATATCCCAATCACCCCTCTTCGTATATTCTTGTGTTGCAATATTGTCATATATATCTTGTCCGGACCAATCCCTGTTTCGAATCGGGTCGAAGTCGAATTTCCTCAGAGTCTCAATGACCTTTGGGCTCTGTTCTTGAAGTGGCTTGTCCCAATGAAGCAGATCTTCTTCGTCGGGCTTAACATGGACTTCAAGCAATGAAGTAGGATTATTTAATATATCTAGTACTTCCTGAGACTGTTCATGCTGAGGAGTTTTTTCAAGATATAAGTCTAGGGCTTTTCCAAAGTTGTCATTAGTCTGTTGCAAGTATCTCTCTGCTATGTCTTGAGCTCTACTGCTAGCAAGAACACTTGATCTAGCATATGATTTTGCAACATTCTGGTTGCCGGCAACGTAGTGACCATAGCCATAGGATTGAGCACCCTCGCCCGAGCCAATTGCCTCGTCGCGAAATTCACCGAAGGGATTATGTTCGACAGGCTCAAATCGATGCGGGGTTCCATGATAGGCTGTAAAGGCGCCCAAGATGTCGCCCTCAGGAACTAAAGCCGCACCAGTCGGAATTCCAGCACCTGCCAATCCGAGGGCATAGCCAGGAGCCAATTCGTTGATCTGATTCAGACTATATTTGCCCCGATAAATGTTGGCGGGGGTCGAAACGAAATTTCGAAGAGCATTGACGCCAGAGCCAACATCAGTTTTAATTGCATCATATAGACTGGACAATAGGGTTGGATCAACACCAAAGCCAAATCCGACTGCCGGTGTCGGATCATTCTGATATGTGACTAGATTATCGGGCAACTTAGGCAGCCCCGCCTGTCATAACGCGGAGATACTTCCCCGGTCTTGTCGGATCAGGGACATAATAATTGCCGTCAGGAGCCTGACGAGCGCCAGGGGGGAAACGCCCTTCAGGTCCTGACGGAGCTGACGACGGAGAGGGAGAACCCCCATCAGTTTTCAAATCATCGGAACCCAGGTTGACTTTCGAGAGATCACCGTAGAGTTGGAGGACATCCGAGGCCAGATTTCGGAGCCCTTCGGCTTCACTGCGGCGATCCTCAGCATGGACTCGCTGAGCCTCGGCATTGGCTTTCTGGACAATCGAAAGAAGTTGCGTTTCAAAGGTTCGATTGATCCGCTCTCGGGCGAGAGCACGGTCAGCATTGCGGTCGTTGACCTGGGCCATTAACTGTTGACGCTCGGCAGTGAGTTTCTGAATTTGTTGCTGCGATTGAGCCAATAGGGCCTGAACCTGAGGCGGAACATCCCGCATTTCGGGCTGAATCATTCCAGGCGGGAGGGTCTTTGCCAGCCGGGCTGCGATTTCCTCCGCGCCTTCCCAATCCTGATTCTTCGCCACGAGGTCGGCGATCACTGGGGCCGCAGTTGGAATGGCCCTCAGGAAGTCCATCATGGATTCGACAGTCTCAATTCGCCTAGTAGCGTAGCTGGGGCCAATCGTCACGGCGACGCCGTAGCGACCATAAGTCGGATCAAAGGCCCGAGTGACTTTGGCCTGAGCAGAATTCTGTATATCGGAAACAGGTTTCTGCCCACCAGGTTGAATCTGAAGCTGTTCCTCAGTATCATCGTCACGGAGGATTGTCACAACGCGGCCGGGGCGGGTATAGATCTTTGGAATCAGGTCAACATAGATTTCACCTGTGTGACGGAGGCTATGAATCAGGTTATCAATATAATTGAAGCTACCAATATCTCCCGAGCGGCGAAGCTCCCGAAGCGCCCGACCGCTTTCGTCGTACTGACGCTCTTGAAGGGTTGCGTCGAAACGAACGCCGGTTGTCGCCAACATGTCCTGGGCGGCGCCCATTGCGACATTCACAACACCGGCGGGAATTTGAGCAGGCGGAATTCGCTGCGGTGGAGGAACCATATGACCGTGGATTTCTTGGGCACGATAGGGAAGGAAAGACAGGTTCTTAGTATTAGATTCCTGCCAAACGCCCTCATAGCCTTCTAGCTGGCCTTCTGCGATTAAATAAGGCGATTTAGGAACCAACATCGTTACTTCTGTTTCCATCGTGTTATGTGTTGCAATCATTCCCCTTCCAGCTAGAAACAGATGAGAAGGACTGTCCACAGAAATACATTTAACGGGAACAGAAGTCACAGATTCTACAGATACTATGCTGTGCCTCTTAGACCTTCTCTCTTGAAAAGGTCTGACTTTGTTTTGAATAGTTGCTTTCCTTTTAAGTCTAAATACATTTTCATCATGAGGACACGAAAATAAGAAAATATATGCGTCACTCCCCTCATAAAGTCTACCTGTTGAAGCATTGACAGTGTTATGTTTCTCCCCAGCTTCCTTAATAATCTTGACTCTTATTCCTAGGGATGCAATAAGTTCCTCAAAATCCAAGGCTAACTTTTCGTTTGTAGTAGAAAACCCACATTGATTGTTTCGCGGGTTAATAGTTCCATCGGTGTCCATCAATCCTTGTAAAAGATTCCACCTTTGCTGGATAGAACCTCTAAGATACATTGCGGGTATGTGCTTTTTATTGACTATCAATCCCAACCCAGTAAATAAATGTCTAACACCTAAAACAGTGAATCTGCAAACCGCGTTATCTCCTCTAATATCATATTTTGTTGAACTCAATCTATATCTCAAATTTGTCAAATTATCTCGCATATTATCTACATCAGACACACCAGAGAAAATTATAGGATCATTCTTAGATCCGTCCCCCAACCAAACACCCAATAAATATGGGTCTATGGGAAATTCCATGGAAGGAAGCTCCAAGGGCAAAGTAGTATAAATAAAATGCTTATCAGGTTCTAGTTCCTTTGTAGTTAAGATTTTATCTGTCCAGATTGTTCCAGCCGCTTTTCGACCAGAACGCTCTTCAACCGCCCAGGGATGATCCTCATCAGCAATTATGGATGTCCCACAATTAAAAGTCACTCTAAAACATTTGTGAAACAGATGTGTTGGACTAACTCCCTTAACATTACAGATGTCGCCTTTTTCGTCAAAAACTTTATCTCCAACAACTATATCACCAATAGGTTTCCATCCATCTGGAGTTGGAATAGGAGTATCGATTGCAAGACAGCGACTATAGTTCAGCATCCTCTGTGGATCTTTAGCTTGCCGAATAATTCCCCAGAGCTTTACCCTGCCCTCAATGTCCTGTTCATCACCAATGACTTTGACAATCGGAATCCATCGACCTGGCCAAACGGTTTGTTCGAGGATCTGACGCCCTGTGATTTTGTACCATGTTATCTTAGGAACCAGTGATCTGCGTTTGTCGACGACCTTGAATTGTTGCAGAACCTCGGGGCGAAGCTCGTCGCGCCAACCCTCGAAACCATTTTCTAGGAGAACCAGCTCTCGGGGCTCTAATTTGGTTTCATAGTATTCCGCAATTCGAACACTATATTGATCGATCCAAGTCTTTAGGCTGTCACCGAAACCGCCTGTGACCCACGGCATCGGGTCTGCGTCGGGCCACTGAGCTTTGAATTCATCTCGGTCAATCATCTCTGTGATGAAGCCGAATTTAGCGTCACTTCCGTCTATTTCGGTAGAATCGGGATCAAGATAAACTGAGTAGGCATTCCTAATGCGTTTACAAACAATGATTTGATCGAAGGTATCGGGGTCAGCATATTCAGTTGTAACTCGCCAGTATCCCCAACCTTTTCTGACGGCAGACTCGAAGCCAGTGTCATAGGCTCGATCTGCACGACTGTCGCGTTCGATTTCACGAATAAGCCCACGATAAATCCGAGCAACTTCAACATCGCTCCGGTCGCCAATCGGATGAATGTCGAGCGTTGGGCGGTTCTGGCGTTGGTCATTCGTAACTTGTTTAACGAGGACTGGAAACTTATTGACCGTGAGGCAGGGACGTCGTTCCGAGTTCCTTCGTGCCCGATCGTTGGCGCTCCACTGATCTCCAGCATAGAATTTGTCGTCGTCGAGACCTTCGCGGCGATTATCGGCCTCAGCCGAGATGCAACGTTCGAGGCGCTTGCGGGCACGAGAGAGGACTTCGGCTTCATCCTCTTGCTGAGATTGATATTCGGCACGGAGAGGACGCACATTGGAATTATCGTTAAGATCAGTCGGTGAAATTTTATTCATTCCGACGTCGACCTTTGGCAAACTGATCTTGCCACTGTCGCGTGGGCTATCAGGGTCCTGCACAGAGGTTATCCGCCTTAAATCTCACTGTGAATTCGGGTCATCAATTCACCAATTTTGTCCATTCGTGAATGAAGCCTACGGATAAGATCAAGGGTCGTGGGAACTTCGCCCCCTGTGGGAGCAACCGAGACTCCAACGTCTGTTCCATCGATGTGTTTGGCAAGAAATTTGGTAATGGAGGAAATGTGGTCCATTAACCGCTGATCGAGGGATTGGAGTTCTCCGGTAATCGAGGGTTTGATGTCGGGCATTAGCTAATATCCCTTTCCGCCACCACCAGAGCCGCGGCTTCGGGTGGCCTTGGGCTTATCGCTTTGAAGAGCTTTTGGGGTCTTCATCGGCTTTGATTGCTTTGGAAGTCGGACGGTCTTTGGCTTATATGAGACGAAGGCAGATTTCTGTCGGGCCATTCTAGGAATTCCTAACTAGGACTTCGCACGGGGGAAACCCGGCTTCGATAACAGCTTCTATAGACGAGAGGGCCTTTTCGCGCGCCTCGCGGAGGGATTTCCCAATCGGAGGCTTTGAGATCACGGCGAAGTATTCTCCATTCCGGCCATCTGAGACAGAGATTCGGAGAGCCTGAGAATCGAGAATTGGGGAATAGAAACTGAATTCACTGTATGTGAGCTTTGGTCGATCGCCCGATTTTTCCTCGTCGGTCATTGATCTTTTCCAACGACAACCGGAACTAAGGTCGTCTGATTCGCGGCTGATAAGAGGGCAAATTTGGCCCGGTCCAAGATCCACGAGGCACGTTCAACGGTCATATCGGGGCCGCTCGTGATGACGAGAGCACCACTGGATAATTCGGATAGAATTAGAACCGAGGTTGGAGAAGACCTAATAACGGCCGTTAGGGCCGAGTCGGCCGACAGATGAACATTGGAAATCGGAGCCGAGTCAAGCATGGGTTTTCCGCTTAGGAATCCAACCTCCGAGGAGAATGTAGGCAATACCACCCAAGATATAAGGAAGGGTAAAGACCGAGCCGATGACAATAGCTAGAAGGGCAACCATGATTAGGGAATTCGTAATAACGGTCAGCACGACTCCACCGCCGAATAAGAGGCAGGCGGCGATAATTAGAAGAAGGAAAACGATCAACGAATTATTCCCTGTGGACCGTTGGCGTTTCGCTTTTGGCGAAGCCGATTTTCGGAATCCCTGCCCCAGTCAGGCATCGAAGGGTCATGTTGAGTCTGGAGAGATCGGCCATGTTTGTCGACAGGAAAGTTTTCCTTTGGCTGGGGCCACGAGCGACCTGGATGGGTCTTGAAAGGCTTTTCTTCGTGCGGAGCGGGCATCAGAGGTAGTTCCTTTGACCTAAGTTCTCAAGGCATACAACGCACGGGGCCGGGGCAAACGACTGTTGGTTCTCCCTCACGACAGAGAATAACCCCATCGTGAGGGACCAAGGCAACACGGTGCAACTTTGCTGTAGCAGATGATTTGTTGGCCCAGTTACGGTTCCCCACCATCTTTAACGACCGCTTGTGGCGAATCGAACTACATTGCATCATGCAGACTATAGAACCAAGGCGCTTTGGTAGTAGCAGCAGTGGTAGTGATGGCGATGGGCATAAGCCCAGCCACGTTTGCGGTCGCGGGTAGCGAACCGCCCTGCTCCACACCAACCGCCCCGCGCCGACTTAGGTGGGGGTTCACGAGAGTCGAAATTCTCGCGCCCCGGGCCAAAGGCCCCACGCTGGACTAATGCAGCAGTTTTGATCGACAAGTTGAGCCCACCGGAGCGACAGACAGGCGCCTCATTCAGTCGCATGTCTTGGCCCATTCCTGCGTTCTAGTCCTGACTGCCAGTCAATGTGCGATTCTCTGACTCGGTCGATTGATTGAGCCAAGGAACCGATTTGCCGCCGTTAGGTTGGTCCTCAAGGGCTTCTATAGCCTTTCGGGCCTGACGCCGGACAAATTCTCGAATCTCCTCGCTAGTTGATTCCCATCGGGGTGGGAAATTGCCGGTTGCCAAACGACGCCAATTGGCATAATAAATTGCTTGAGCGACAACGTCGAGCTTTGGGTGATCGAATTGATCGGGCATTTTATCGTCCATTGTTGATGGATCTAGGTGTTGAGCTTTTCGAACCAAATGGGGACTTTTTGCCAGCGAAGGCCAGCGGCCGCGACGAAGCCGAGGGACGCAAGATCACCGGAAGATAATTTCTTCGGGAGTCGGTCGTCGTTGGGCTTGTAGATGATTTCAATCTGACGGCCGAGGGTTCGCTCGCAATGGAGGTTCCAGGCCCGTAAGTCAAGGGGTTGGCTCCGAGGACCAAGAAATATGGGAACTCCAGGTCTATTCATAAGGAATCCAGGGTTTCGAGAACAGAATGAATAAAGAGAACGAGAATCAGGATAATGAGGCTGCCCATCAATGGACCATCCAGCTGAGGTCGGAGACGTTCGACTCTATGGATGTCGATCTGACGAACCTCCGAAGCTTCGGGGTTCGGACCATCTGGAGGCCCCGGCCAATCAAAGAACAGACGTCGACGCCGTCATCATGACGGCCACTGGGAAACGAGGTTAGCTGGTGCAACAAATCTCCTTTCCAGCGGGCATTCTTCGGGAGAAAGACCTTCCCCATAGACGCTTTTGCCTGGAAGCTTTTGCAACGGGTTGGTTTGTCGTTGATCGAGGGGAGCCACTCAATTCGGCATTCAGCGTTTCGCTCGGTCATCCGGGCCGTTAGAAAGGGCTCGACCGATCTCCTGATGGGGCCGCTTTCGCCGAACCACAATTCAGGATCGTGGTCGAGGATCAAATCGCATTGCTTCTCGATCCAAATATCTGGGGTAGTTTGGCCGCGCCACCAGTCGGTGATATAGATATTTCCCATTGAGTCGAGATTGAAGATACCGTGTTCGGTGAAATCGCCGTGGCCTTCGGTGACGGCATAGTCGGAGGCCCCATAGGCAATCGTGTTTGCCGGAAGGGCGTCGTATTCGCCGAACCAAGAGGCTTTGAAATAGTCGCCTTCCTCAGAGACGGGGCGCTGTTGATAGAGGGCTTGCCAACTCCTGGCGTCAAGTTTTGCGACCTCAACCATCTTAGGCGTGAACCACTCGGGCCATAGGAGAACCCCGGGTCTTCGACCCAAGGGATCGTCGACGTGGGCTTCCATGCCCAGCTCAACCACGGTCCATTGATCTGCTTCTCGGTCGAGAATTCGCCCCGCCAGATCCCGTTCGTGCCACCGAGTTGTGACAATGATCTGAGCCGCCTTCGGCTTGAGGCGGGTCAGGAAGTCAGAGATGTACCAGTCGTAGGTCCGTTCTTGGGCTCGAAGGGAATCGGCTTCTTCCCGACCTTTGGTCGGGTCGTCGATCAGGCCGATGTCGGCCCTTCGACCTGTAATGGCAACGCCAACGCCGGCGGCAAAATACTCACCGTCGAGTTCTGTTGACCAATAGGAAACGGCTTTTGAGTCGCGGGCGATGCTGACGCCAAAGAGGGCCGCGTGGTCAGGGCGGGAGAACAGATTTCGAACCCGTCGGCCGAAGCGATCCGCTAGGTCCTGTGTATGCGAACAGGCTAAAATGGCCTTCGTCGGATTTCGGCCGAGATACCATGACGGAAAGACCATTGAACAATAGAAACTTTTCCCACTACCTGGGGGTTCGCAGATCATCAGTTTGTCGATTTTGCCGACTTCCACGGCTTCAAGGTGCCGCAGAATTAGTCTGTGATGTTGAGCGGGCGTGACGCCTAAGTCCATGTATTCGACGTAGTCGGCAATCGAGGCCCGTGCGACGGAACGGAGTTCCAATTCACGAAGGGCCTCAGGTGGACTTAGGAAGGGCATCGATGATCGGTCTCAGAGGTCCTGCTAGGCCGCCGCCGGGGGCGTATCGGCGGCTGTGGCCGATTGAAGGGCCGTGATGGCGGAATTGAGGGCGTCGATGGCGGCCGTGATTTTCTCCTGATTAGAAACAATGAGACGGAGCCACGAGATCAGGCTCCACGAGGGAGGATATTGGGGAACCTGAGCCAATGGCTGGTTGCCTGAGGGCTATTGGTCGAGCTTGCGACCGCCGCCGGAGCCGCCGAGAAACGGCGGCGGATCGCGGTCCTGGGTGTGGGGATTCGTCGGGGCCGAGGTCATGATTTCGACCTTAGAGCGGGTCGGGCGGGAGCCGCTACCGACGGCGGTGTCTTGGGGCATCGAGCCGCCGTGTTCCTGCGGCATCGACGGGACATCGTGGATGATGTGGCCGCCCTTGGACATCATTTTGCCGGTGTGCGGATCGGGGCGATTAGAGGCCATGATGGGAGGTCCTTTCTGAGGCCGGGGGGAGTTTAAGGGAGTTGACCCGTAGTAATCCCCAAGGCGGGGTCAATGTAGTTCACGACATAGCCTTGGGACTTATAGAAGGCAATTTCGTTGCGAAGTGCGTCGAGAGATCCAACACCGAGAACTCTGGTCGGGCCGGTGGGAGTTGACTGGACACCATTGATGGTGATTATTATTGATGGCGAGGTCCCCGCCGGGGATTTTGACTTCGTGATGCTAATGGTGCCGGCCACTGATAGGTCCTCAGTTAAAGGGGGGTTTCACGGATTTGTTGTGCGGGCTGTTAGGCTCGTCGAACTCGCGGCCGTCGAAACTGTTGTGGACGATGATACCATCGTCGATGAATGGATGACAGGGACAATCGACGCTGAAGGCGTGTTCCTGAAGATCTTCTATAGGAGTTACGTGTCGAGAGCCGTCTTCGAATATGTCGGCGCGCCACGGTTTCAGATCGAGCGCCGAGAGATTTCACTTGCCATAGGGGACTCCAGGGTTAGAGTTGCGTTTGATGATTGAGTGGTGGCTTGATTCTAGGTTCTTTCATAGTGAATCCTCGAGCGGATTATGTCGAAACGACAGATATAGGAATCGTAGCCCTCGTGAAAGGTAGCGAGGAATCGAACGGGAACTTTCTCACCCTCAACCCCTATTACGTCTTCGGGGATTCCAAGATGAGCTAAAGTGTCATTGGGCCGAATGCATTCTATGAGATATGATGCAAGGGAGGGTGCAAGTTCCTCAACCTTAGCAATGAATTTGCGCCAAACTGGCTCTCGGACCTCAGCCATGAATTGGCGCGACTGAAGGCTCAGTTGTTCCCATTCGTCTCCGTGTTTGACAACTTCATCGGAGGTCGTGAAAACTATATTGTCCCGATTTAATGTGCCCCTAATATAAGTTTCAATTAGGGCCATTACACGTTTGGCGTCCTCGGCCTTTGCACCCTGTCTATCTTCAATAGGTGCGTGCTTCGTTTCGAGATTTGGGATGAGCTTTTCGATTTGGATTTCACCGCCGCAGCCAACGTCGTATTTTATGGCGATGGCGACGGCCTCGGGAGCGGTTGCACCGGCGGCCATTGCGCCTATTAGGGTGTATTCTGCGCCGCCTTCGACATAGAAATCGGCCTTTGGATTTCTGATAGCGCGGCCCTGATAATCGACACAAATGACTTCACCATTGGTGCGGACGATTATGGCGCCAAAGCCGCCGACTCGGTCGCCACATTTTGGATCAAATAGCTCACTGTGGCAGTCATTTTCGATCCAGTTATCTACGGCGCCGGACAGAATTAGGCCCTGGAAGATTTGGTTTGTCCCGGCTTGCCCCGCTGCCGCGCCCATTGTGCCGGATTCGGTGTTTCGGACAATCTTGCGATTATAGCCGCGAACTGAATCGCCCCCTAGAGTCAGGGTGTCGGCGGCCATGATTCCGTCGCGATAAGCGATTGCAGTCATAGGCTTGGCTCATATAGACGTGGGTCGTTCTCGGGATCGGCGTTGTTAAGGATGTCGTCGCGGGCCTGTTGAAGCATTGTTATGATTTCATTGATTTCATCGGGTGTGCATTGTGAATGTTCCACGTCGGGGAACTACGAAATCAATATGTCCGCAGAGTGTTCCGGCAGCTTTGAATGTTGCTCTGGGGAGCCGAGTTTCAAATAACCTTGCCTCGTAAAGAGGCTTTCTTAAAGACGTAATCTTGGAGGTCAATGGGGGCCTCCCATGTAGAGCCTATTTTCCCCAAGATCGATCTGGGCGATGAGGGCCAGTTCGCGGTCGGACATCAGCCGAGGGTCGCGGTTCTGGTTGTCGGGATCAATGGAGTCGTCCAGTGGTTCGCAGAGATAGAGGGCGCGGAAGAGATAGTCCGGGAGGTCCTTTTTGATTTCCTCGATCTCGGATTCGTCAAGAATATTGGTCTCTTCCATGACATTGAGATAGGTGATTTTTCTATATTGAGAGTCTGGAAGATCGCCGGCTTCGGATCTGCGGCACATGTTATAGAACCAATTGTTCTTGTCTCTGACGGAGCCCATGATGACCGCGGGGGCCTTTAGGGCCATCAGATTTGACCGTAGTTGGTGCCAGGCGGATTCGGAAACTTGGGGACCGATGGTTTGACTAGCACCGTCGATTACGAGGCCCCAGATGTCCTCGGAAATGATATTACTGTCGGCAGAACGGAAGACCAACAGAGTTCCCGAGGAAGCGATGATCGTTGGCGTTGGGGCTTCACGGCTTTGGAAGGATCGTATGGGAAGATTTTGGCGAACCCGGTTGAAGGCGACCCGGGTCTGCTCTGAACTGGGGGTGACGAACCAATAGGTCTGACCGGGTTTGCCGAGAAACCCCCATTCGAGAATTCGGGCTATGCCGGCGGCGGTCATGCCGGACTTTGTTGATGCTTCGAGGAGGGTCCAGCGTTTGTCGGTAAAGATGGCCGCCTGCTGACGGGGATAGAGATAGGGCCTGGTGTAGACTAGATCGGTCACAGTCGGAACCTGAAGGCTGTCAAAAGGATCGGCCCGGAACCGCGGGGACCGAAGTCCGGGAGGCTCAACGGGCCGATAAGTCTGTCCCACCACAAGAGAGAAGGGGCGCCAGAGCCGAGGATGTACCGCGAGGCACAAGATGCAGGCTCACATCTGGCTTACTCGGTTTTGAAGGGGGTGTCAAGCCCCAATTTTCGCCGAGGCCCATTCGGCGAGGAAGGAGCCTATTAGGCATACCTTATCGTGGGGTGCATTCTCTGCGACAACTGATAGTCCTTTTTCGTGCCACCGCTTAACTTGGCGACGATCGCTTTCTAGAATCTTGGCTATTCCGAGCCACTGATGTATATAGCGCCCCGTGACTGGATTGACTAAAGCTCTAAGCTGAAGAACACGACGGCGCTTAGGATCTGAATCTGCAAGGGGAAGGCTGAGAATTTGGTCCATTATGGGGATTTCGGCGGCTGAGGGAGCCATTGCAGATATTCGCATCTGGCCGCGGAACTCCAGGACTTGGAATTTTTCTAAATTATAATCAGGCCAGGCAACATGAAAGTCAGCTGGGCGTAGTCCTACGGAGGGCATTGCCATCAACCGACCTCCGGCCCATTCAAGCCACCACTGAAGTTGCTCTGGGTCTAGTTTTCCCACGGTTGGATCTTCCTAGAACCTGAGGGGGGTTGTCTCTAGCCACTGAAACAGGTGTGGGGGGCGGATTTCTCGCCAGTCGAGAAGCGGCTTTGGGGCCTCAGGTGAGAGGCGCTTGACGACGACCAAAGGCACAGTGCTTTTATTTAGGGCCTTTGTGACGACGGGGCAATAGAGATCAGTGAGCTTGGGAAGCGCAGAAGAGATCCAGGTATATTTAACTTCGATAACGATGATAAATCGGCCCGAAGGATCATGGAGAAGAACGTCTGGGCTACAGGCGTTGGGGCCTTCGATGTCGTCGACATAGGAGAACCAGGGATTGAATTCGATTTGGAAATCTGTTTCGGTTATGGCTTTCTGTAGGGATTTTTGAAATCGTCTCTCGTAGCGAAGTCCGAGGACGATACCGGGCTTTTGAGATCGGGATGGTCGATGAAGTCGGGGGCATCGTTGGGCAGAGATAATCACTCGGGCTTCTCCGCCCCTGGGATTTCGTTCCCGTCTTGATCGATCGTCTTACGGATGTCCCGAGGCCCCATGTTAAAGGTGACGTTGACCGGGGCAGCTGGGAGCGTGTTGGCCGTCTTGGGAGGCGCCACTGTACGGTCGAAACCGAAGGCCCCGATTTGACGAAGTTCGCCAATTGGGAGCGTTTCGGCCTTTGCTGGGTCATCCAATCTTTCTTGGAGAATATCGGTTGCGGTTTCGGCGAGAATTCGAAGCTTTGTCTGAACCCTCTCGATTTCCTGCAAACTTCCTTCGGTGACCTGTTCGCGATAATAGTCGCAAAGGTGATTGAACGACGGGTCGGCCTGGAGTTGGGTAATTCGCTGGGGGGTGCAGCCAACTAGGAAGGCCGTTTCGCGGACGTTTTTGCCACTAGCAAGATGTCTTGCGGCCGCGTGATGAGAGGCTTTGAGGCGCTGAATGGGAGGAACTGAGACTGGGGTTCGGGGCTCAGATGAAAGGCGAGCGATGTCCTCGGCCGTTAGTTCGCGTTCGACGGTCATAATGAGCCCGGTTCCGCCGGGGCGACCTCGGGAAGGGAGAAGATCATGGGCCATGAGGGTTCCCCCTTCCCTTAGGTCGCAGAGCGAGGGCTGATCGACAATCGAATCTCGGCGCCGTAGCCGACGCGGCCCACCCGCGGGGGTCGGTTGGTCCAAGCGTCGAGGATTCCCGACGTTGCTGACAGGCGGGTCCAACGATAGAATCGGCCGCCCATTTTCCCTGCTTCGCGAATGGCTAAGGTGAGAACCTCGTCACCCTCGCCCGAGACATTGATCGAAATCGTTGGATCGACTCCTTCGACCTCACCGTTGAGAACCAGCCATGCGGAATGGCTCTCAGGGAGGGAGGAAGAGGAACCAACGTCGGGGTCGAAGGGTTGGTTTTCGACCAAATTAAGGTGGGTCATGGAAAGGGTCCTTTGGACAATTGGTTTCGCGGCTGGAGAGCGGGAGTTCGGGCGACTGTAGAACGGTTGGCATTGGTCTTGGTTCCTTTGGTTAGATTGGGCCGACTGTCCCCCCTAAGGCATACAATGTTTCCGAATTACTTCTGGGGTCAAAAATTGCTCGCGATTTGGGAGAGTCCCTGGTCAGGGTGTGGGTATCCTGGTCCAGAGGACTCCGTTTTCTGAGACGGGTCCTCGGACCTAAGATACAACCGAAAGGTCTGTTCACCCACCTAGGGGCGGTTGTCTTGTTCGCGGCTTGCGAACCAAAGTCATTTCCCAAAAACGGACCGGCTCTTGCGACGGAAACTTGTGTAGTTCAATGAAGGCATATAGGCGATTATCGTTATAATACTCAATCGCCTGTTTTCGGTTGTCGAAAAACTCTGCCATTCCATTATAGCAAAGTTCTACCATATAACGTTTTGTCTTTGTGGTGGTCATCTTTCCGGCCCTTTCGCGTGAAAGATGGGAGGGAACAACTGTTCCCTCCCTCGTTGCGCCCGTCTTAAAGGGCGATGTCGATGGCGGCGTCGGTCTTAGGCGCGACCTTCGCGCGCTTGCGATCCTTCGCCGGGACGATTGCCCGACCGGACTCCTGCGCCGATTTCACGGCATTGGCGAAAATCCGGCTGCGGTGCTTCTCGGCCGTCTGCTCGACCACCAACTTGCGCGCGTCCTTCTCGACCTTCGTGGCGTCCTTGCCGAGTTCGCCGAGCTTGCCGTCGACCGCATTAGCGACCGCGACGAAGTAGGCTGCCTCGTGCGCGTCGTTGTTCTTCGCGCTCGGCCCGTTGCCCGCGTACAGCTTGTCGATTGCCGATTGCAGGCTCTCGCCGTCGTAGTTCTGTCCGACGCGGTTGCGGGCGTATTCAGCCCACGACTGGAACAGATAGGGGCGGGCGGCCGGCTCGACGTTGGCGAAACCGGCGAGCGCCCGAAGGACGGCCAACATGCCGTTGACTTCGATCTCGACCTGATTGTCGTGGATGCCGAACTTGCGCGCCGCAGCGGCGGCCAGCCAGGCCTCATGATCAGGATTGGCCTCGCCAGCCGGCTCTACGGGGCGCACGTGGCTCTGTGTGCTCTGTGCCATGATGTTTTGCCTTCTCTCTCATTGGATGGCTCGGGCGGGCTTGCCCGAGCTTCTGTGCCAGCGGTAGCCGCACTGGCGCGGGTGGCGCGGCGGCCGAACCGCCCGTATCGAAACCACGATTGGGAGTATAGCCTCGCGCGCGCGTGAAGGGAAGAAAATCGCAGCCGGGAGCCACGGTGTTTTTGCATAGCTTCGGCGGCGTTGGGGGCGCGCAGCGCCGCCGAATGCATGGCTCGGGAAGCTCGATTGTCGAACCCCCGCGTCGTCCAGAAGATCGGGCTTTCTCGACTTGCGAACCCCTCGCATCGCCGGGGGCGAAGCTGCCTTATAACATAGGCAAAAACAAAAAATCGACGGGGGATTTTCTCCAACATAGGGATCATTGCCTCTTAACATATCTCCCGACCTAATTTTTGGGGCGCCCCTGGGGTAGGTGATTGTCGGGAGATCGGGCGCTACTTAACATTGGCCCCTGTTAATGGTAGATTATACTAGATAGTAACACTGGCCTCCGATATTAAAGGGCATGTGTTCGGGGGTATGACGGGTCCGGGGGGCGGATTGGGCATACAACCTCCGTTTGTCGAAATAGCTATTTTGTAGAAACAGTCTCTTCGACCTCAGAGTTCTTTCGACCTAAGTCCATTGTATGCCTCTTCTAAAAAAAGAAAAAAAAAATAAAAAAAAAATATAAAAAATATATACATACAAAGGCACTTCGACCTTGGGGAAGCTTCGACCTAACTTCCTTACAAAGTCGGAACAAGGTTCCCGACTAACCAAGGTTGTATGCCCAATAGGCCAGACCCCTTTGTAAATGGCCTGTAAACAGGGAATACCCGGTTTAACATCGGACGGGTTTAATCAAGTCCAGTATTCCCCCCTATCAACCACTCCCATTGTATGCTCCCTAACCCCCTTCCACCTCGCCCACATGCCCTTTAACATTGCCCCCGATTATCACTACCCAGTATACTCCCCCATCAGGGCGAATTTTCCCGACCTTCACAACCCATCCCTATATATAGGAGAACTCCAGTCATGCCCATCTCCCAGGACCGCATGATGAATTTGATCCGCGCTGCCGACTTCCTCCTTAGCCGATTCAAACAGATGGATCATCAAGCCGATGTCCTGAGCGTCGAGGCCCGAGGAGCAATCACAGAGATCAGGTCCTTTGGCCTCAACCCCGATCATCCTTCCTGGGGTCCCATAGGACGACTTATCAGCGCCGCTGAAACCCTCAGCAACATTATAAATACCGAGGTTCCGATAAACCACATCATCACGATCGCCGAGGAAAGAGGTCACTTCAACTCCCGTGCCGCGGCAAACGTCCGCGCCCGGAAATACCAGCGTCGAAAGCGCGGCCTCGACCCCAACGCTGAGCCCCCACTACGGCAGCAGCGGATCGACTCTCGATCCCCTGAAGCCAACCCCGTGTCACCCGACACCTATATACCTCCCAATTCCAGCCAAATCGAAGAAAGACTCCGATCAACAGGGCTTTTCGACTCCGACGGAAACATCATCCCAGGGAAGATATAGGATAAACGAAAATGATAAACATTCAAGACATAGAAATTGTTATCCCCGATGTTTATACATTTATAGAAAATAATAACATATGTGCCTACTGCGGGGAAAAGCAATATTGTCACGATCATTTTCTACCAATTTCTGTGCAGAAGGTATTAAAACCTATATTATATACCAAGAATGCTGAATTTTTAATACCATCTTGCTACGAATGTAACAGCCTAGTTGCCTGCATACCGTTTGCCACGGTAAGCCACAAAATCGCTCATGTATCTAAGATTTACGAGAACCGTTCAGTATCGAATAGTCAATTTTGGACCGACGAGCAGAAGAGCAGTTTTGCATACAGGGCTTTGTGGTCTATAGCTAGCAATCCAAATATAAAAGAGCTTATAAAAATAAGATTGGATTTGCCTAAGTTGGGAACTCCTGAATGCAACTATCTAATTGAACAGGTTTTAGGAACTCCAATGCCCATAATAGTTAAAAAGTCCATCATACGCGGCTTGACCCAGTTTTCCACAACCATTAGTTGTGCGTTCAAGGTACGATTCAATTCAAATCCAAAACGCAAGGTATATCAACAGCTTACTGATCCTAAATTCCCCTTGTATGCCTCCCCCCCACTATGCTACCATGCTCCCGAGGCAATCTAGCCTCGACCAACCGGAGACGCTGAAATGCCCGCTCCTCATAAGATCACACTGCTACAGGAGACCCATTGATGACCCCCGGCCTCCCGACCGTAGTCCTTTGCCTCCGCCCCGACGGGACAATCCAAGCCGAGGCGCCCGGAGCCAACGGAACCAGGGTCAAGTTGGACGACTCCCTGCTGCGGAATCTTCCCCCCCAGTATCAAGACTCCCTAGTTGAACAGCAGAACCGTCTGCGGCGCAAAGCCCAAGACGAAGCCCTTGAACGTAATCGCTGGGTCTTCAACTATGTCGCCGAGACTCACAACCACGGCTCCGAGTCGGGCGAAGCCTTTGCCCGTCGAACCGTCGGCCGCACTGTCCGAACCCCTCAGGGCATTCGAAATGTCCTCGCCCGCTCTGGCTTTTCGAAGGCCGAGATCGACCTTATGGAATCTCGGGGCGAGCTGACGGGGAGCGCCTTTTTCTCGTCGATCGAAACCGAGGACCGCATTGCCCGCATGAGGGAGACGGGAGAATCGACAGCCAAGGTCAAGCGGGCCAAATCCGGCCCCGTCGACCTGTCTCAGGCCGTCGACATCACAGACTTGTTCTAGGGAGAAGGACATGGTAAAAGTAACCTGTTTAGGTCTAGGCTCAGAGTCGCCCCCAACGACTAAGGAAATACCCTCTCAAGATCAATACGGCCCTCACATGTCTACTCAGGGCGTCCAAGTTCTTATACCACTTAGTGCCTATGAACGACTCGTAAACTGGGCAAGTGTCAGACGAACATTGAATGGCGTTCTGTCATCTAATGAAGATAGCCTAGACGAACTGCACGACATCAGTTCTGCACTGGCAGAATGCCACGAAGCAATTCGTCAGCATTGGAAGGGGATTTCCCAGTGACCGAAATCGGCGTGAAGCGGGCCCATCGACATCACAGACCTTGTTCTAGCAGAAGGACAGACCCTCAAATGTCAGAACTATTCTCCGTTGGAAACTGCCGCGTGGTTAGGATAAGCCCCTATAGGTGGCAAGTCATCGACGACATAGATCGTATCCTCCTGAGCACAGCATACCGAGGGATCGCAGATCGCTTCAAAGAAACTTATAACCATCGCGGCAGCGAGTTCAACCTAACGACCGGCAAAGAGCAAGAGAAGGATCAAAGCCGATGACCAATCATGTCGCCTTAGACGAATACCACAGACGATCTCAGGTTCTCCACGACTTCACCGTCGACGAATATGGGGTCATCCAAGATCCCGGAAAATTCGAAGGTCAGATGCTCTACGTCCCAGTCTTCTGGTCCTATGTCCTCGATGGCTGTGGCGAAGATGATCCCGACGACGAAACGGCCGCTTGGTTCGACATCGAAGAATCTGATCTCGCCGAGTTTCCCGAACTCACGGGTGTCTCAAAGGTCCGTCTCTATGAATCCGACACCGGATTTGTCATCTGTGAGTGCTTCACGCAGGACGAACTCGCGGATCTGGAAGCGAGCCCAAAATCGTCCATTCGTTGTCCCGACTGCGAAATGCTCTCGATCAACGGCGTTCCGTGCCACGAAACCGGATGTCCCAATTCCCGAAAGCAGTGGAACCCCGAGACCGAGGAATGGACCTCGGAGGACAACCTCTAATGTCCATCTTCACCCGACGCCACTACATCTGGCTCGCCGAAGTCGGTCGACAGATGATCGCCGCCGACCTCGATCGAAGCTCTAAGATCGACAAATGTATCCAAGTCCTCGCAACGGCTCTCGAAGCCGAATCTCCCGCCTTCAACCACGACAGATTCATGAAGGCCATTTACGACCCCTCGGTCGACCTTTCAACCTCTAACGAAATGGAAACGAGCGATGTCCGTTCCACAAAGAGCCGCTGAACTATACGCCGAGATCGAACGTCTGATCGGCCCCCCAAGGCCCTACGATCGAGAAAGTCAGAAGAATCCCCGATCCGACACCGAAGTCCGTCTCCTTCGTCAGTGGCTAATCGCCAAGGGCGTCCCTGAGGCCGCAGCCTATCGCGCCTCGACCTACGTCCTCAACGGTGCTTGGAACGGTCAGGATAGATACATCCGTCCAATGATCGAAGAGGCGACTACGAAGACCGCATCTCGTCGTCGGACCTCAGCTGCTATTGACATCGGCGACGCCTTCGCGCCATCGGAGATCGACCAACATCTCGGTGTTCCAAAATCAAGGCCAGTCGCCCCAGACAGCCGCGAGACCAAGTCCTCCATCTTCGACGACTCCGCCGCCGACGACCTCGAACGTGAGATAACTCAGCGTCTGTCGGCCCGATTCGAAGCCCAGCGTCAGGACGACCTAAGGAGGATCAAAAGCCTCTCCGAGGCCCTGAGTTGCCGAGAGTCGGAAGTCGAACTGGCTGAAACCGAGGCTCGTCGTCAGGCTGAAGCCGCCATCGCCGACAATCAAAAGAAGATCGCCGCTGCAACCGAGGCACTCAGGGCAACAGCTCTATTGCTCGAAGCTGACGAAACAATCGCTCCCTCGACCCGAGAAGAGGCCGCTGGAGCACTGCGCCAGTCGGCCAATCTTCTCGAAGGCCGCGAAACGGCGATCGAAGGTCCGAAGTCCGAGGCTCCTGCAATCAGCACCGAGCCCCAGATCCCAGATACCCGGACAATCGCAGCCCGCGACCTATTTGGCAATGCTATCGGCGACGGCCTCCTAGTTCCCCGCTTCGCCGAAAGGACGGAATTCGTCCCCGCGATCGACCCCGATTACGTCTTCGACCCCGAGACGACCTTTTCCATCCTTCTCGGTTTCACCGCGAATCGACGGGTCTTAATCAGCGGCAAACACGGCACCGGCAAGACCAGTCACGTCGAACAGGTTGCCGCGAGACTGAATTGGCCCTTTGTGAGACTGAACCTAGATGGTCATATCAGCCGAACCGACCTAATTGGCCGCGACGCAATCGTCATCGAATCAGGATTGCAGAAAACCGCCTTCAAAGAGGGCATTCTCCCTTGGTCGATGCAACAGCCAATGGCCCTCTGCCTCGACGAATACGACGCCGGACGACCCGATGTCCTATTCGTCGTCCAACGGCTTTTGGAAGCTGATGGTCGATTGACCATTGCCGAGCAAAATCGCGTCATCGAGCCGCATGAGGCATTCAGACTATTTGCAACCGCGAACACCGTCGGCTTGGGAGATTCCTCCGGTCTTTATCACGGAACCAATCCCCTCAATGCTGCCCAGATGGACCGTTGGTCAATCGTCGTCAAGCTCGACTATCTGCCCGCCGAGCACGAATGCCGGATAATCAAATCCAAATGCCCCACGCTTCGCGACGACACGATCGCCTCAATGGTAAATGTTGCCTCAGCAGTCCGAAAGCTCTTCGCCGCCGGAAAGATCTCGACCGTCATGAGCCCCCGCACCGTCATTATCTGGGCCGAAAACGCCGGTCTGATGCACAACGATCTTCGGCGGGCTTTCACCATGACCTTTCTGAACAAATGTGACGAAACCGAACAGCCCGACATCCTGAGCTGTTTCGACACCGCCTTCGGCCGGAGGCCGTGATGTCCAATCCTGCATCGCTCGCCCTCCGAAAACTAGCCGCGGTCCTCGACGACCTAAGCCCAGAGAACCAAGAGCCCGAGAACCAAGACCCCTGTGGGGATGAGAATAACGAAGATCAAAAAAAGGACTCCGAGGACGAAGGTGGCGCGAGTGATTCATCTGACTCGGATGGCGAAGACAGTGACGATGAAGATGACGGGGAGGATGATCCTGAGACTGATCCTGAGGCTTCAGACAACCCAACTGAAAGTTCGGCTAAAAGCCCCCCAACGGAAAAAAGCCCCCAACCATCAGCACCGACATCGAAACCTCTACCTCCTGCGCTCGACCAACTCGTCGCCGCCATCATTCAGCGACCCGATGACCCCTCAGATTGTCCTCCTGATGGCCCGCTTCTCCTGATCGAACCCGAGAACGAGGAATATAAGATCCGTGACAAATCAAAGGACCGCACCATCCGGGCCGAAGATGGCTTCAGAGAATTCCACATCGACAAACAGAAGCATCGTCAAATGCTCGACGACCTCCTGCCCGATTCTCATAGCCTCGTCTCTCGTCTCTCGGCTCGCCTCCAACGGTCGATCCAGGCCCTCCAGACCCGGAGTTGGCAGTTCGACCTCGATGACGGCCATCTCGACCCAAGTAGATTGGCTCGCATAGTCGCCAGTCCCCTAAGTCCTGTAGCCTATAAACAGGAAAAAGAGGCTCTGTTCAAAGAAACCACCGTCACTCTGTTAATCGACAACTCGGGCTCGATGGACCATGGTGGCAAAATCAATCTGGCCGCTACGACGGCCGACATCCTAACTCGCTGTCTCGAACGCTGCGGCGTCTCTGTCGAAGTCCTCGGCTTCACCGCCTCCGACAGCGGCAGACGACGCCATGTCCGTGGTCATCGTTGCAGCAGCCTCTTTCACATCATCTATAAATCCGCCACCATTCCATATCGTCGAACCAAAGACAACTTCGGCTTCATCATTGCCTCAAAGCCTGTCGTTCAAAATGTCGACGGGGAGGCCCTCGTCTGGGCCTACAACCGCCTTATTCTCCGACCTCAGGAACGCAAAATCCTCATCGTTTTGTCGGACGGCGAGCCAGCCGACGGCTGCTCAGATTCCCGGCTTCTCGACTCCCATCTCCGTCAGATGATCCGCGAGATCGAAAGTCGAAATCTCGTCGAACTCCTCGCCATCGGCCTCGGCCATAATGTGACCCAATACTATCGCCACGCCATTATGATCCACGATTTCGCAACCCTTCCTACGGTCCTTCTTAACGAACTCCATCCCATGTTAACGAAGGTCCGAGACAAAAACCCGAAACGCCGTGCGGCCTAAGAAACCTGTCTCAAGAAAGGAACTCACCAAATGACCAATCCTACCGACGCCGTTCTCTCCCTCGTCGACGCAATGGAACGGGCGAAACAGAACAAGGCTACCGATGACGAAAAGCAATCTATCGACCATCAGGTAACCCTCTGTCAAAAGATCGACGAACTCTGCTACGAAATGGCCCAGAGGAAGATTCTCAGTGGTGAGGAAATCCTAAACTGTTTGGCCATCACTTTGGGAATGTGTATCAAGACCAACCGAAACGGTGGCCCCACAACCGGCCTCCTGATCGCGGTTCCCCTCTGCCAAAAGATCCTCAACATCTCGACGGAGGACTAAAACCCGTGGCCATCTTTTCCAAACGTCACTATGAAGCAATCGCCCAAGCAATTCGAAAGGAGATCGAACTGCAACAACAGGAATGCGACAAACTCAGGATCAACGATCCCGATGTCGAAGACAAAGCCTCTCAGGACCGCGACGCCTGTTATTGCGCTGGGGCCTTGGACATGAGCGCCAATATCCGTCAGGCCCTGGCGGAACTCTTCAAATCCGACAACCCTGCCTTCAATGCTGACCGTTTCCTAAAAGCGAGCAGCAACTAATCCCCGTTTCTCATCTTGGGAGTCAGAGCAATGGTCTCAAAGAACGCAAAAGCCCCCGAGGCAACTGGAATTTCCCTCACCAAAGGCGATCTTCTGAATCGCCCCGGAACATTTCTAATGATCCCCACAGGAGAACTTAAAGTCGATTCCGAATACCAACGCCCCTTAACAGGCAGTCGAGTCGATCGACTTGCCAACGACTGGAATTGGATCGCGTGTGGCGTCTTAACTGTCGCTCTTCGCGGTCCCGGGAGTGGCGATTACTATCTAATCGACGGTCAACACCGTTGGGCCGCCGCTCGGAGAGCCGAAATTTCCGAACTCCCTTGCATGGTCTTTGAAACATCCGAACATACCGACGAAGCCCGAGGCTTTCTTGACGCGAACACGAATCGAAAATCGATGGCCGTTTTAGACAAATACCGCGCCATGCTAGTCATCGAAGACCCAGTTGCCTTGAAAGTTAAGGACCTACTAACTCAAGCCAACCGCGATCCGGTTCTCAGCTATAGCGGTCGAAGCAACCAACCCTCAACTATGGGTCGCGCTTTCAACGCCCTTGATTATCTAATGTCAGCAGTTAGAACCGACAGCGAGGCCATAGAACGCATTTGGCCCCTAATGATCGAAGTCTCCGACGGCCGACTCCTCACCAAACGCCTCATTCAAGGCTTCTTCTATATTGAACGCTATTTATCAAACGCCTCAATTACCGAACGTCTCTGGCGTCGACGAATCCTTCAAATCGGATATGATTTGCTTCACAAATCCATCGACGAAACCTGTTCTTTCGAGGGCCGCTCGGGATCTGCAATTTGTGCCCAAGGAATTCTTAGAGCACTCAATAAAGGTCTCAGGAACAAACTCAGAATCAATGTCACGCAAGAGCCCGAGAACCAAGATGAGTGAGAAAAATCCAAGCGGAGGACCTCAAATGACGATCAATGAGACAAAATCTCTCCTTCAATCCCATCATATCGTCGGAAGCCGCTATCGACCTCCCGCGAGAGCCCTTCTTGACGCCATTGCTGTCGGAACCCCCCTGACGCTTCGCGCAGAACCAACCAATGCTGTCGACCCAAACGCCATCGCGGTTTATCTCAAGACCGCAGATATTGGCGACCGAGCCTGGGTGAAGCTCGACGGAACCCTCAGATGGTATGACACAGACATCATGACTGTGATGTCTGAATCTGAGTATCACGTCGGCTATATCGCCGCTGCCATTGCCGCGGTTCTCAGGTCTCAGGGCTTTCCTGACACGGATGTCCCCGGGAAATTCGCGATCTCTCCTCGTGGCACACCGAAGGTCGAATTCACCTTCATCTCTCAGAAACAGGAGCCTCAAGATGCCTAACTGGACCGCGAACCAACTCACAGTCGAAGGCGACAAAGACGAAATCACGAGGTTCCTCGACAGCGTCAAGAGCCCTGTGCAGGACTTCGACTTCAACCAAATCATTCCAATGCCCAAGATACTACTAAACACAGGCTCAGGAGCCTGGGAGATCGACGGCCAGAGAGTCTCATCTTGGTACGCGGAAGAAGGAGGAAAGCGTCGACTCTTTACTCCTGAGGAACAACAAGAACTCGAGTCCATCGGCCACAACAATTGGTATAGTTGGTCCGTAGCTAATTGGGGCTGTAAATGGAACGCCACCAACCTAGAAGTGGACAGCGACAGCTATGAAGACGAAGCCGTCATAGAATTTAACACCCCTTGGTCACCTCCGACACCAATTCTATTAGCCCTTCGGGAGCAGTATCCGACTCTGGAATTCAAGCTCCGCTATCGTCTCGAAGACGACAATCCATTTCCCCACGATGCCGATGAAGACAAAGGCACCCAAGAAACAACCCGACTCGCGGCTTGACCGCGCAGCGGGAAGTGAGAACCCATGAAAGGAAACCCCTCAATGAATCCCGAACTCAAGTCCCTCTGGATCGCAGCCCTCAGAAGACAGTCGTACATTTGGCCCAGAAACCAAAAGCCCCCAGATCAGGAGCCCCATCAAATGTCCGAAATCCGAGCCCGTGATGTCGTTGCCGACGCCCTCAGCCTCGGCCTCGCTTTCATAACTGCGATCCTCGTTGTCGCAGTCATCTGGCTCTCCCTCATCCTCATCGGAGTCGACTAATATGAAGGCCAATTCTCTGAAATATGTCCTCCATCCGTGGAAATCCTGGGAAGAGGCCCAAAAGAAGCGACAAAAAAGAGCCCAAGAAACCTTCAACATCCTTCATAAATGGCTGACCGAAGCGCTCGCTGGCATCGGGGAGGCTCAGTGAGAGACCCGGGTCGAACACGTCCGAGCGATGTCGCAGCGTATCGGAGTCAGAAGACCATGACCGACGAACCCCCATTCGAGCCCCTCGTGCTCAATGAGTCGATTATCCGAGACTCAGTGGCCTCTGGCAATGTCGATCGACTGATCTCGCTCTTTCAATTCCTAAAAGACGGCCGCGACCGCGCCGAATTTCAGGTCAAATGTCTCGAACACCAGATCGCGTTGCTCGAAAAAGCCACCAAAGCGATCACGGAACCCTTGAGACCTGCAACTCGGTCAAACGAAAAAGATGTTTTCATCACCCCTAATCGTCCCACAGGTCCAAAGACCAAACCAGTAACCGAGGATCCTCTGTCGGCCGCGATCGACATAGACCTCTAAAAACAGGAGAATCCCCAATGCAGATAGACATAGAGATAAAAGAAGACGAAATCAGGCAAATTCTATCCGACTATATTGCCACCAGATTCGGCGTATCATTAGACCCAAAGAAGCTTCATATTGAAGTAAGATCAAAGAAAAATTATAAATCCGAATGGGAAGTCGCAGACTTTCGAATGAAGGCAAATATAACAGGACAATAAATCACAATAAATCACACACTTATCGGAGCCGCTACAATGTCCCGTCGAAACAAATACGAACTCACTGATCTGAGGATCGAATTCGACGACCTCAGGACCCAGAAGCGAGAAGCCGAGTTTCTGTGGAAAATCGCCTCAGAGTTCCGGTGGCCCACCCCAGTCCTCGATCATCTAGGCGATCGGTGCAACAACCTGTCCAATGCTCTCGCTGTCATCGAACATGAAATGGACTACGAAGGCATCCACGAACCGGCGGAACCTGCGACCCATCGGCTCTATTTCTCCAGAAAGAAGGAGTTCTTCCTATGAGAGGAACCAAACGATCGACCTCAGTTCGCCGGAAACATCGCCTATACGTCGACGTTACATTCAGTTCCCCCGTCTCCCGCCGAAAAGCTGCTTATGGGCTTCGATTAGTCCTCGATGATCGTCTTGACCTCCAAGCCAAGCCCGTTTGGGCCTATGACGGAAGTCCCTATATCGATAAACTTTCAATCAAGGAAAAGGACAAAAGAGGCTGAGGCGATCGGTTGTATGCACTCTCCGCTCGCCGGATCGTATGCCCCCTCCGCCGCCCTTGCCATCGCCCCTCCCCTCCATTATCATCCCAACCAACCACCAAAGGCCACACCCCAATGCCCGACCAACCAACCACCCCAACGAAAGAACAAGAACTCCCCAACGAGAAATCCGAAATCGAGACTGAGATCCTTCTCTCCGACAAAAAGACCTTCTCTGCCGACGAACTAGAAGCCGGCTCCATCCGCTATGGCAATCGCGGCATATGGCTACTTCCCCTTCGATCGGGCAATCTGGCCCTCTTCGACAGGGGATTTAATCTAATCTCGATAATTGACGATCTTCCCACAGCGGCCGAGATCAGTCTCCTGGCTCAAGAATCCGAGGCTCGTTGTCGAGCCGACATGAGGGCCTACGAATTAAGTCATTTCTTGGGCGAGCCGTCGGACAGACAACTCGTTCGAGACATTCGCCGGGCCGAACGAACCCCAGTTCCCCGATCACCAAAACAGTCCCCGCTATCTCAGGCCATCGACATCGACCTCTAAGAAGAGGAATCCTTCCCTATGCCCCAAATTCAATCAATCAGCCTCGCAGACCTCATCGACCACGAGTCCCGCCGAATCGCAATCGACCTAATTCAACAGAAACTCGAATCCGAGGGACTCCCTCTCCCAAAGGACAGCAGCCTCGCAGTCCACGTTGACCAAATTCTCCTTCTCAGGCCCGAGATCAGAACTCAGGCCGAGAAAGTCGTTCTCGCCCGCCAAGACGCCTTTACAGAGAGCCTCCAAGCTATCGGAATCGAAGTCCAGATCGTCGAACCCATCGACATCGACCTCTGAGGAACAAACCAAACATGGTGAAACGAGCGCTACGTCGACACCAAGCACAGTCCCATATGCGGCGCCGATTAAAAGAAGACCGTAATCAACATTACGCCAATCTGACCTGCCTCTGTTGGACTGATCCCCGAACGATGGCGCGGTTCAAAGAACAGCCGTGCCGTTGCAGTTGTTACGGCTGCGGTAATCCACGGTATCAGGTAAAGGGGGAGGAACGCTTTACGATGCAAGAACGCCGACACCTATTGAGCGATGACAGAGCCTTAGAGGCCAATCTAAAATGACCCAATTATCTAACATAGCCCGCTCAATTCTCCGACAAGCTGCTTTATCCGAATTCGGCCTAGAGATCGGGATTACGGCAACGTCAGACAAGATCATCACACCGGCCCTACGGGCGAAGCAAATTCTATATCGCTTTAAGTCCGAAGATGCTGATTTCTCGAATCTCCGAATTGATCTCAGTCCCACCGATCCCGACAAATATCTCTGGATCATCAACACAGGACCTCGAATTCCGACCACAGCTCTGGAGATCGACCTCTGATGCCCTCTCCTAGCGAACAACCTCTAGAGCGTGTCTGCATCCGGCTCTATAAGGCCGACTACGAAGCCATCCGCCAAATGGCCGAGACAATCGGAACAACCGGCGGAATAAATACCATCATTCGTGAAATCGTCCATCGCTATATCAAGGGCGTCAGAGACCTAGAGAGGCGAAACATCGACGAATTGAACCGAAGAACCCCAGAACAGAATCCATAGGAAAGGGACCACCTTCGATGCCCCGCTACATCACCCACGCCCGAGATACCCGAGAACTTCTGGCCGAGTTCCAGAGCGACATAACCCGGCGACTCGATACCCTCGACGGAATCCTAAAAACCATGAAACCCAACGCGGCAGAATCGAGCCGAATAAGTCGCGCCCGGCGCGAATTGCTCGACCTACAAGACTACTGGCGGAACATCGAAATCGGGGGAGATCGCGAATGACCGACAGCGAAGCCCCAACCTCTCCTCTCACAGAGGCGACCCCCGATTCCGTCGACGAACTCCTGGATCTGATGAATCGTTCGATGGTTGCCGGAATGCCCGAAGCCATTACGGACGACAAATTGGTCAAACTAATCGCAGCCTATCGGCGCCAAGCTGAGAATTGGCTCATTCAGGAAGCCGAAAAGCGTGCCGCCGGCCCCCGAAAGCGCCAACCAAAGACCTTCGACACCAGCCAAGCCATCGACATCGGCGACCTCTTCCAATGACTGAGATCATAGACAACAATGAACCCGAACCACTAAGCCTTGGAAAGCAAATGGTAGAATCTATGACAATTCATTCTGAAATCGAGATAGATTCAATGACCGATGGCACAGGTCTGACGAGCCTCGAAGCCACAGTTCTAGAGGCCCAGCGACAGTCCTCTGAGGCCCTGTCTTCCGAAGGCCGACAATCCTTCTCGACCAAAATCCCCAACCTTCAGATTGCCTGGGATTCGACGAGCCTCAACGATCTAAAAAAGTGCCCCCGCTATTATCAATATTCCATGGTCCTAGGTTACGGAAGTCCATTCGCTAATGCTCATCTGACCTTCGGTGGCCTTTTCGCCAAATCACTAGAAACCTATAATCGCCTGATGGCAAAAACCGACTCCGATCACGAAAAAGCCCTAATTGAAGTCATTCGCTTTCTAGTTTCCGCCACTTGGGACTCCGAGATAAATCGTCCTTGGGTATCCGACGAGCCAACAAAGTCCCGCGATACCCTTCTCCGCACCGTTATTTGGTATCTCGATTTCTTCAAAACCGATTCACTGAAAACCCTGACCTTTCCTGATGGAACCCCCGCAGTTGAGGTTCCGTTTAGACTCCATTTAGGCGATATTGATCTCTTTGCCCCAAGTGGCGAGGAATTCCTGCTCTGCGGTTATCTCGACAAAATCGTCATTTGGAACGACGGAATCTACATAGTCGACCAGAAGACAACCAAATCCCCCCTCGATGATACTTATTTCAAACAATATAATCCACATAATCAGATGACCCTATATTCCATTGCTGGAAAAACAGTTCTAGAACACGAAATCGACGGAGTTATCATCGACGCGGCACAGATTCTCGTCGAAGGGACCCGATTTAGACGGCGCCCAATTCCAAGGTCTACAGAACAGCTTGAAGAATGGCTCGTCGATCTGAAATATTATCTCAAAGAAGCCATAACTTATGCCATTGACAATCACTGGCCAATGCGAGAATCGTCTTGTGGCTTCGGTCGGAATCAATGCACCTTTCGCCCCGTCTGCTCCGCAGATCCGTCGGCCCGACAGGAAATGCTCGACAGCTTCTATGTCAGGAGAATCTGGAACCCCCTAGAGACCCGCTAATCATCAACCAAAGGACCTCTCCAATGGGCTACTACATCAACCCGCCATCCGAGACCAAAGAACAGTGGCTTCAAAAGCATGGAACCCCCGTTCACGGTGACGTGGTCCTCTCTCACGACTTCTCAGGACCAACCCTTCCGGTTTGCCTCGTCGATAACGGACCCTTCACCGCCGCCGGCATAGCTTTCGACGCAGGCGAACTCCGAGCCTTCGGTCACCCCGACCGCAGACCCAAATCTTGGTTCCTCGTCAGCCGAGAGGACCTAGAGCCATATTATAGAGGGAAATAACCGATGCCCGTCTTCGCCCTCATCGACCCAAAGGCCCGATCAATCGACCTAGAGGATTTCCCTAGCTACGATCTAGCTCTCGACAAAGTTGGGCTAAAAGCTGGTTCCGTCGACTTCGGCACCGTGGCTCAGTGGAAAGACGGTCGAAATCTCTCAATCATCGTCTATGAATGGAGCCTCATGGACAGCGACCCTGAAGCCTATTTCGCCTGCAACGGACGTCTCTACAATGGCCCCGCCGTGATGTATATGTCCGACGCCGAGGGTGAGACAATCGACTTCTCGCCGGCCTTGGCCGAACACTTCAAGGCCGACTGTTCTCACTTCCTCTGGCTCAGTTCGGTCGAAGCCGCCGAAAAGGCCATCATGGAGAACAAAGTCATTCGACCCCAGACGGCCATCAACGGAGTTCCAACGTGGCAATGGAATAAGCCGAAGGAGTCTGTCTGAGATGCCCAGCCTCCTTGATCCAATCTCCGAATCCGCCAAGATCCTCCTAATCGGAGATCAGTCGGCCGGAAAGACCGGGGCAAAAGCCAGCCTCATCGCAATGGGCTATAAGCTCCTGATGATCGACACCGACAAAGGCTTCAAAATCCTCAGAGCCCTCTTGACCGATTCTCGATATCCATATAAAGCCTATATGGAAAAACATGGCATCCGACCTGAGGAAAATATCAGCTACATTCCGATTGACGTCCCGATGGACTTCAAATCCGAGAACATCAAAGGGACTCAGTGGAACATTCTAAGTCCTATGTCGTCGTCTGCCTGGTCAACCGTCATCAATCTCCTTCGTGAGTGGAAAGACGGTCAGAAGTCCTGGGGCTCTATCAACGACTGGGACAGCGACACAATTCTCGACTTCGACACCATGTCAACATTGGCTGAGATTGCCAAATATTGGGTCCAAGACATGAACGGCCATCTTGGAGCCCTCGTCGACGATCACGGCCGAGACACCGGCGGGGCGCAAGAAATGATAATGCGCCTGATGACCAAAGTCACATCATCATCGGTGCGATGTAATGTCATCATCACAGCACATATAAAGCGAGTCGACATGTCAGCCGATGTCCCCCAGTCCCCAGAACAGAGGCTCAGAGAAAAAAAGGCCATCGACCCAAAGGGCTTTCCCGCCGTTATCGGACAGGCCGTCAGTCCATATATCGGAAAGAAATTCAACGACCAATTCATCGTCAAACAAGACGGCGACGGCAACCGAGGAACCCGAAGAATCTACACCGTGCCAACTGACAACGTTGGGGCCAAGAACTCCGTCTATCTTGAACCATCTTATGACCTTACCAGTGGCCTCGCCGAAATATTCTGCGCCCTTCAATACAAAGACCCCCCAACGGATCTCATTAACGCCATGAAACCGAAGTCAGAAGGCCCACCCCCAGGTCCCATCGCCAGTGGCTTTGGAAAACGATAACCCAAGGACAATTCTCAATGATCCCCTCTCCTGATATTCCCCCCGGCTACTATCTGGTCCAAAAGGGCCGCTATCCCTCCGGTCAGCCTGCTTGGCGCGTTGCTCGTTGGATGCCGCAGGCTGAGACGTGGGAACTCAACAGCCCTTGGTTCGACCATCCCGGTCACTACGTCGCCGCAGGCTATTTCGACGACATCGGAACCAAGGTAGCATAGGACAGAGCCCATGACCTTCAAACGCCAGACACAATTCGAGACCCTTAAATCGGGTCTCTCCCGCTCTACCGACGGCCCAACAGTGGCCGCAGTAGAAAGAGCACAGAATTCAGAATCTCCTGAATCTCCTGCTCTCCTTCAACCCACCGAAAGGACCTAATTCCTATGGCCGAACCAATGGACCTTCGCGATCTGCTTGACGCCCCAGGGACATCGTTTCCTGACCGCCCGAGTCTCCCCGGCTCAAAGACCTTCTACGGGAAGCTCCTTTCCGTCGAAGCAACTCACAGCCAGGTGAAGGGAACCCCTGCGTTCCGCTTCAACGTCCGTCTCACGGACCCTGGTTCCGATGTTCCCAAGCCCGCCCTCGACGCAATCACGGGCGCCGGTTTCAACCTCAGCGACTACCAGGTCTACTATGACTTCTGGCTGACCCCCGGCTCCATGTCCATGCTGTGGCGCTTTCTGGAAGGTGGTGGTTTCGACCGGAACAAGGGCCTCCGGGAGCAGATGAAGCTCGACGACAGTTATAACCCCACCGCCGATACCAACGACCTGTTCCGGGGCATGGACATCATCTGCCGAACCCAACAGGCGAACGACCAGGGGCGGGTCTTCAGCAACCTCGACATGATTGCCTTCAGGAAAGCCGCCTAAGAGATCCGTTCTCCCTCTTCGGAACGGACGATGACAAATGGACCCTTGTTATCTGTCCGTCCTCACCCGGCAAACGGCAGCCGGGCCGAAGAAAGTCGCGACAGGCCGGAAAGACGGCCACCCCCCTTCGGAGACCTAAGAATGCCCCCGTCGAATCCATTTGCCTAAATCCGGGCAGCTCGTTCTTCGAACAATGGACAACCGGCACCGATTCCTGTTCGCACCACAGGACCGGAAGCCCCGTCGACGAACCCCGGAGACAAACCCCATGACAGGAAAGGACCCCCGTCAATGATCTGGGAATACAAAATACTCGACCCCGGAGCTGAGGTCAATCTCAATGAACTCCAATCCGAGCTAAATTCCCTCGGCCTCAATCGCTGGGAACTCGTCGGCTTCGACGACACCATGATGATCCTCAAACGAATCCGAGACGACTGGCAAAGAAAGGACGAGAGATAGACCATGTCTCGTGATCTCGATCCCCGGAAAATCATAGTCCGAAATCGCCAACGGAAGGACCTCGGAAATCTGACATCCCTAGAGAACTCCATAAAGACCCGAGGCCAGATTCATCCAATCGTCGTTCGAACCGAGCCCGATGATTCGATTGTCCTGATGGTCGGTGGCCGAAGGCTCCAGGCTTGCATCAATCTCGGCATCCCCGTCAAGGCCGACTTCTGGGACGACCTCGACGACACAACGGCCAAAGCCGTTGAACTAGAGGAAAACATAAAGCGAAGCGATCTGTCGTGGCGCGATCACGCCACAGCGGTCGGCGAACTCCATCAATTATACAAAGACACCCGCCCGGATTGGACTGTCCAGAAAACCGCAAGCGAAATTAGCATGGCCCCCAGCCAGATTCATCTAATTCTCACCGTATTCAAGAACCTCGCTTCGCCCCTCTTGAACAATTCCCAGAGTCTCGACCAATCTTATTCAATCCTTCAGAACACAGCTGAACGCAAAACGGCCCAAATCGTCGCCGACATAATTTCAGCGAGCAAAGAGATCTTCGACTCAGCATCGAATTCACAGGAGAAAAACAATGAAAGAGACTCTATTGGCCCTGACGGCAGGGATGATAGTGGGGTTAATAATGTCACCAATGGTCAAGGACTTATCAATTCAGAGAAGGATGATGCTGATAGCCATTCCAGCAATCTTAGCAGGAGTCTTAGTTCAACGTCTATATCACCCAAAATAATTCTGAATACCAATTTCCTCACCTGGGTCGCCAAATACAGCGGGCCTCAGTTCAACCTCATTCACTGCGACTTCCCATATAGCATCCAATATGACAGCTATGCAAAATCCATCTCTAGCACAACCGAAGATTATGATTTCTCCGGCTTCTTCGACCTCCTCGACCCGCTCGTCGAAAACATCAATAAGATCGCCTCCTATTCATCGCACATCATGTTCTGGTTTTCTATGAAATTCTACGAACAAACGAAACAAAAACTCGAATCCAGTGGTCTCTATGTCCACGACCATCCCCTAATCTGGCACAAGACTGACAACGCCGGCATCATTCCGGGTAGAGACAATGCCTTTCCCCGCCGGGTCTACGAGACAGCATTTCTATGTTCCCGTGGTCGAAGAACCCTCGTCAAATCTCTCTCAAATACCTATGGATGTCCAACATCCGATAAACCGATTCATCCCTCTCAGAAGCCCGAGCCGATGCTAAGGCACTTTTTCTCAATGCTCATAGACGAAACAACCGATTTCTTCGACCCCACCTGCGGCAGCGGCACTGCGCTCAGGGCCGCCGACGCCGTCGGAGCCCGCTCGGTCCTCGGTGTTGAAATCGACCCTGCTTACGCCGCCTCAGCCGAAAGCGCCTTCCAGACATCCTGGCTACTCCGAAAAGCAATAAGATGAACGCTTATTACAACGAAATAGACACCTATTGTTCTAAATGGCTAGAACGGTTAATTTCGTCCAATGTGCTACCACAGGGCATAGTAGATAATAGAAGTATAATAATGGCTAACTATGTTAACTTAGGACTATTTAACCAATGCCATTTCTTTGCCGGAATTGGCGGATGGCCTCTAGCTTTGCGGATGTCAAATTGGCCTAAAGACGAGCCCATTTGGACCGGAAGTTGCCCATGTCAACCGTTTTCTATAGCGAGCCCAAATCGGAGTAGAACAGCCGATGACCGACATCAATGGCCCAACTTCTTCCAACTCATCGAAAAGCATCGACCTTCAACAGTCTTTGGAGAGCAAGTTGCAGGAATGGATGGCCTGTCATGGTTCACCGATATCAGGAATGACCTTGAAGGAATTGACTATGCTGTTGGGGCCGCGAATTTGCCAGCTATCGGGGCACCCCACAGGAGAAGCAGAATCTTCTGGGTGGCCCACTCCAGCCGCAAGAGATTGGAAGGACCTCTCTTTACGAGAGAAAGGTTATTCGTTGCAGCGCAGGAGGCATCAGCCTTCAACAGTCACCACGGCTTACGAACGCGGTTTAACGACAGCCCAAATCCCGCATCTACTCTGTCATATCATGGGATTTCCCGACCTATGGATATTGTGCGCGCCTTTGGAAACTCGATAGTTCCTCAAACAGCTACAATATTCATAAACCTAATTACAGAATGCCTCTAAGAAAGATTTCCCAAATGACCCTCTTTCTAGTTGCCTATTTCATTCTCAACATAACCATCGCGTTCAAATTCCTCATCGACAGCCCGGGTCTAAAACAGAGTGTCGCCTTCATCTGTGCCTATCTTATAGCCCTTGTCGGAATTCCCGTCCTAATTGCAATCTTCATCAAAGTCAGTTTCGATCGCCTCTATAACAGAAAACCCCTTTGAAAGGCAACTTAGAGATATGAAGGTCGTTATAGTCGGCGAAGCCTGGGGGAGGCATGAAGAACAGATGTCCCATGCCCTCGTAGGACCCTCGGGTCGCGAATTGACCCTCGAACTCGGTATCTCCGGCCTCGCCCCCTTCATGCAAATTCAATGTCATGAATGCAAAGAGATGGTCGACTTCACCGACGGCACCTGCGATAATTGCAAAAGTCGCATCTGGCCCAATGAATTCCATCTTCTCGACTATTGGAAGAAACTGCGAACCGAACATGGTATTGCCGTCACCAACGTCTTCAACCGAAGGCCGTTTGCCCTTTATAATTTCCCCGACATCGGCTGGTCAACTTGCAAGATCATCGAAGATCGCGGAAAGTTTAGCAAAATTAAGCGCCTCTCCGACGACACCGAGCACACCGTCATCACAAAATCTGTCATCCAGAATGACCTCGGTGGCTTCTTTTCTCCCGAGAGACAGACCCCGATGCCCCCGTGGAAAGCATCAAAGATAGTCAGCGGAACACACCTAAAGCGCGAGTTCTTCCATCACGTCGAGAGCCTATGGACGGAAATCCGCGACCTCGACCCGACATTGATCCTCTGTCTCGGCAACGCCGCCTGCTGGGCCATCCTAGGTCAGACAAAAATCACCGCCCTCCGCGGCACAGTTTCTATGAGTGCGAAGGACCTGACAGGATTTGAGAAGAAATGCCTCGCAACTTTTCATCCTGCCGCCGTCCTTCGCGCCCCTCCCATGCGAGCGAGCGTCATTCCCGACCTGACGAAGGCCAAACGCGAAGCCGAGTTCCCCGAAATACGACGCCCCGAACGATGGCTGACAATCCCGAGTCCCAACGAGGCCGGAATAAAAGAAGGCTATGAATGGTTAAAACGACCGACTCAATCGTATTCCTGCGACATCGAAACAATCAAACGTCAAATATCTATCATCGGTTTTGGAAGATCCCCCTCAGATGCCCTGGTTATCCCCTTTAGGGATGCAAACGTCGATAACCAAGGTCATATCGTCGATGTCGGAAAGATCGCCACTGATCTCGGATTCCCTTCAACCAATATAAATTATTGGCCCACTCCGGAACTAGAATTCGAAGCCTGGAAACTCGCTATAGCAGCCCTCCAATCAGACAAAGAGAAGATATTCCAAAACGGTATATATGATTTATCTTATATGGTCGGAATGGGCATATTTCCAAAGAACATCGCCCACGATACGATGTTGTGGCATCATAGTCGATTCATTGAACTACCTAAGAGCTTAGGATTTTTAGGCTCTATATACTGTAATGAAATTTCGTGGAAACAGATGTCCCGACACAGCAACTCTCTAAAAAGAGACGAATAACCATGCCAACAATAGCGTTCCACGAGATCGAAATTAATAAAGCCAATCAGGCCATATATTGCGGCGGGGACAATTTTCTCACCAAAGAGATAGACCAAGTCAGGCAGAATTTGCGAGACAATGACACTCTCATATATGATCTTGAGCGAGCCCTGCAAGGCCCCGTCCTAGAACTAATGCTCCGAGGCTTCCGCGTCGACATAGACGAACGCGATAAGGCCATAGAGCTAGTCACACAGAAGCGAGCCTCAGTCGAGAAAATCCTCTCCGCCATCATAACAGCGATCCAGGGTTCCTATGATCCCAAGTTCCCCCGATCAGACAAACAACTGCGAACTCTGTTCTACGATCATATGAGGCTAATTCCAATTGAAAAGCACATAAACGGTGAGACCAAGAGACCAATGGACAGAGAGACATTGGAGAAACTCGAACTCCAAGATAAGTGGGCCGCCCCCATCATCAATGCAATTCTCCAGTTTCGCGATCATTCGAAGTCCCTCGAAGTCCTCGAAAAGGAAATCGACTCCGATTTCCGCTGGCGATGCTCATATAATATCGGAGGGACAAATACGGGTCGTTTTAGTAGTTCCAAATCCCCCTTTGGAACAGCCAGTAATTTTCAAAATATTCATGAGGACCTTAGACGGGTCTTCATCCCCGATTCGGGATATAAGCTCTATGGCATCGATAAGGCCCAGAGCGAATCTCACGACGTCGCCTGGTTCTGCGGTACAATTTTAGGCGACTGGACCTATCTCGACGCCTGCCAATCAGGCGACTTACATACCTTCGTAACCCGCATGTGCTATCCTGATTGGGCCTGGACCGGAGACCTTAGAAAGGACCGTGCTTTAGCTGAACGTCGTTTTTATCGTCTCTTCACCTATCGTGACGTCTCAAAGCGCGTCGGCCATGCTACGAACTACCTTGGAACTCCCAAAGAGATTTCTCGACAAACTCGGCTACCCCAGAATATTGCTGAGGAATTCCAAGAACGCTATTTCACCGCCTTCCCGTGCATCCCGCAGATGCACCAATGGATTTCTCAAGAACTTCAACGCCACAGATTCTTAGTCAATTCCTTCGGTCGCAGGAGAGACTTCTTCGACCGTCCAGATAGCCGCGAGACACTGAAATCGGCTGTCGCCTATATGTTTCAATCAGCGACCGCAGACGCCTTGAATTTGGGTATGTACCGTCTTTGGAAGAACATGAGAAGCAAAGTCCAACTCCTCTCCCAGCTTCACGATGCCGTTTACTTCCAAGCCCCCATCACGGACGAAGAATCCGAAAGAACCCTAATCCGTGAATGCGTCAATTGGGTTCAGATCACCCAGAGAGATCCGAAATCAGGTCGCTCTATGACCATCCCAGGAGAGCCGGTCGGCGGCTTCAATTGGGCCCACCGATTTAGAATCCGAGAAGACGGCACGAAGGAAGAATGGAACAAACATGGCCTAGACTCAATTAGGATCTAAAGAAATGGAAATCGTAGAACCCGGTCACTGGTTTAAGCTGAACAACTATTCCGGGATTTCAGAGAGCACAACTTTGTCGAAATCTCAATTAGTTTTCATGCATAGAGTTGGTGACAATTACCCAGGAAACCACGGCTATCCGTATGATGGGACAAATTGTCAGGAAGTCCTAAGAGCCTTGATTCACCGTTGCATTTACTTAAATGGTCAGATTCCTTGCCGAGAAACAGAGAACATAATCGAGAATCTTCGTTATAGTCTAATCTTGTTCGAAGAAAGAGCAGCTAGGGTTCACGGACTAAAACTCCCCCCAAATCTTCCAAAAGATATAGAAAATACACCAACTTGCCGCCAGTGCGGTCATATAGTATGTAATCACAAGAAATTCTGAATCTGAGGATCGAGAAAATTTGCCCAGATGCCTTCTGACTGGATCACCGACTTTGTGGCATCCACAGAGACCATGCGAAGCCCGGATTCATTTCGCCTTTGGGGCGGCATCGCCACAATTGCCGCCGTTCTCGAACGCCGCGTATGGACGGAGACCGACGTCGACAAACTGAAGAGGTTAGGAAAATGTCTAGAAAAAGGTGTATAATCTGCGGTAATCCCGTTCATGGGAATGGGCTGTGCTCGAAACACTATCAGCGCCAACGCTTTCATGGAGACCCAAATATAATCTTAACTGTTCAAAATAAGGGGCTATTATGTAGCATTGAAGCTTGCAAAAAATCAGCTTTCACGAAAGGATTCTGCCGACAACACTACGACTCTATCACGGTATACGGCCGGGTCGACTTAATAAGACGAGAAAAAGGAACAGGATCTATACATAGCGGCTACGTTTTCATAACTGTAAATGGAGAACAGGTCAGAGAGCACATATATTTAGCTGAAAAAGCATTAGGAAGAAAATTACCAGAAGGGGCGGTTGTCCATCACATGAATGAAGACGGAACCGACAATCATACTCCATTCAATTTAGTAATCTGTCCAGATAGAGCCTATCATAACCTACTTCATACCAGAATGCGGCAACTAAGTGGAGTCCCAGCTGTACGACGCAGAAAATCTATTACTGAACATGCTATAGACATTGATCTATAGACCACTTTCTAGATGTCAGACTGGATAGAATCTTTTATGGATTCAACTTCCTCCCTTAGGAGTCCCGACTCATTCCGACTGTGGACCGGAATAAGCATATTAGCGTCTGTTCTAGAACGACGAGTATGGACAGAAACAGATATAGATAAACTGCACCCTAATTTGTATGTTGTACTGGCTGGAGGTCCAGCCAGCGGAAAAACTAACATGATAAAGAGATCCAGAGCCATGCTAGCTCCAATTAAAGGACTATTCCTCGGTCCCGACGCCCCAACAAAAGCCTCGTTCATCGACTCTCTCGAAGCCTCCGCCAAAGTCAGTACCAACGGCAGCGGGATGACCATCTTCTCTGCTATGACCGTTCTCTGCGAAGAATTCGGCGTCTTGATTCCGAAATACGACGACAGTTTCCTCGCAACCCTCAGCAAACTCTATGACAACGGCCCCATTCACACAGAGCCTCGGCGATCCGTCAAAAGCTCCCGGATCGAGAACCCCACAGTCAATATCCTCGCCGCCGCCACCCCAGCAGCGTTATCGACTTTTCCCGAGGCCGCCTGGGGTGAGGGATTCACCAGCCGCGTCGTCTTTGTCTACGGAACCACTCCCGAAGTATATCGCGACATGTTCGCCAAGAGACCCGAGTCCGACATAGAGAGCCTTCAGAAGGAACTCGATCGCCTCTTCAACGAACTCCACGGTCCATTTGAATGGGAAGACGAGGCCCAAGACGCCATCAGACATTGGTTCAACGACGAGAAACTGGCCCCCACCCCAACCTATGGACGGTTGGTCAATTATCTTGGCCGCCGAAACGAACACACGATGAAGTTATCTATGATCTCCGCGGTCTCTGCGGGCAACGGCCTCACCGTGACATTGAGCGACTTTCTCCGAGGCCGCCAGTGGCTCCTAGACGCGGAGGAAATGATGCCGGATGTCTTTAGAGCGATGAAACAGAAATCAGATACTCAGCTCATTCAGGACATGCACCAAGCCATGTGGCAAGAATATGCCAAAATCGCCCGCGACAAACGAGTCGATATGGACGAATCCTGGATGTGGAACTATCTCCGAGAGAAAGTCACCAGTGACAAAATCAAAACTATCATCACAGCCGCCGAGAAGTCCGGACTCATTCGCCCATCAGGACTTCTCCCCGGCAAATGGGCACCAGCACCTATTGACCTCGCAACCGGCGGAACCAAAGAAAGAACCTAAGAAATGACCGCACTTGTCGTTGGAATCGGCTTCTCAACCTTCGGTATAGGAGCCGAACTAATAGCCTTAGTATTTATACTAAGGACAAGAAGATCAGATGATATAGCAGGGCTAACATTTGCAGCCATGCTTGGCTGTCTAATCGCCTTCATCGGTGCCACACTCATCATCGGCTAAGAAAGGAACCTCATTGATGCCTCGTTTAACCGACGCCGAAGCCCAGAGAATAAGAAACAAATACACAAAGATACCCGGAATCACCAACCTGCGTGACAGGATATGGATCTTGGTCCATCCAAATGGTGCCGAAATCGCCTTCACGGACTATAATCAGGAAATAACAGGCCACACAGACAACGCCGAAGAATTCCCCGAACTGGGTGAATTCATTCACTATGGCGGCAATGCCTACTACGTTGTCGGTGAGGCAAATCGCCGGGGATTCTACGTCATCGACGGCGGGCCACACGAGCCAAAGAAAGGCCCTAAGAAATGTTACTAGTCCGTAAGTTGAAAGAGTTTCGCAATTTGAACTTCAAATGCAACGTTTCGGGATGCAGCAACCCTGCCACGTTCCGCGGGACATATAAGACACAGTTACACAGCAACGGCCAAATCATAAGCGGCGAACAAGAGTACCAATACTGCACCGCCCACATACCCAAGAACCAAGAAGGAAGTCTTTGGAAAGAAATACGAGAAGAAATGTCTACCCTATCCAAAACCATTTAACGCAGAAGGCTACGCCTAATGCCCGACTTCATCATTCACGTTCCCGACTGGATCTTCAAATCGTCCCTCCGAGCGCGGAATTGGCTCATCGAGTCATTCGACAGCGCGGTCGGCCGGGGCTCCATCGACATCAGGCCCCTAGACAAAACTCTGATCCAACATGCCATAGACGAGCTATCCCAATCAAACTACGCCACCAGCTGGGACGTAGCAAAGGACCTAAAGGAGGTATTTTCCAAATGACCGCCGAATCCCCTGGCTATGATTGAAAATCTGCACCGCTGAACGTAGGTTCACTGAATTGATCTCGCAGGATTCCAGGGAAGGGAAAATGACCGCTGTTGATAACAGAGCCAAACGGGCGAACGATGTCCAAAGGATCGTGGGCAGCCTTCCGCTATTAGTTGCGGTCGTCGAAAAGACCGTTAAACTAGACGCTCACGGCTTCGGCATTTGCCCCTTTCATAAGGAAGACACGCCCAGCTTTCACGTCTTTCAAAGCAGTAGGTCCTCTCGTGCCAGATACTATTGCTTTGGATGCAACGCCAAGGGCGACATATTCGACTATATATCTCGTATTCATGGAATGGATTTCAATACAGCCCTGGTTAAATTGTCTAGTCCAAATGTCCTAGATCAGCTGCCGGTTATTTCTCCCTCCCTGGAACCTGCGAAATCCCAGCCCGATGAAACATTGAGAAGTCTCTTAGATATTTCAGTTGAAGAACTGACAGAGCCTGAGCCTAAGTTACCCGACGATTCAGCTAAAACAATATCTTGTGAATCTGATTGCCCAAGGTATGCAGAAATTCGAGAAGATTATGACCTCCTATTAGGAGAGTATCATTCTCTCAGAGCCAAATTGAATATAGGGGATTTTCAACCGTCTGTAGAAAAGACACCGGTTCATGTAGATCCGATTCGTGGCCTAGAATGGCAAATAAGACTATTTATTCATAACTTGGAAAGCGAACAGGTTGAAACTAAGGTGAAGGAACATTACAACAAGATATATATTGAGGCTCTAAACATGGTCCTTAGTTGGATTCCAGGACAAATATATAATCAGTCAGAGAAGCGTAGTGAAAAGGACAATTCGACAGAAGTGCCAGAACCAAATTTGGAAAGTATTAGATTCACCTACGACATCAAGAAAGGCATCTAAGATCGTGCCCACACTCATCCGAACCTCCATAAAAGACCCCTCGCTCGTTGCCCGGGTCTCCCAATTCCTCCAGGACCTCGGTCTTCCGACCTGGATCACCGAATTGGGCGAGGGAAAGCGGCGTTTAGTCAGCCCCAAGGACCTAGAGGCCATCAGACGGCTCGCTGGGGAGGGCAGAACGACCCGCGAAATCGCCATCGAAATAGGATTCAAGGCCCCTACTGTCCGGGCCGCAATGATCCGACATAAGATCCCAGCTGGCGTCAGACCCGGAGGTAGGCCAAAATTCCCCGACAAAGAAATCGAAGCCGCATTAGCTGGGGTGAGGAGCCTAAAAGAAGCGACACGTCGAAGTGGAATTCCTCGGTCAACTTTGAGCCGCCGGCGCCAAGGAGAGTCAACCTATATTCCTAGAACCGCTATCGACCACCCCGCGGTTGAATCAATCCGAAATCACATAGCCCTAGGTAAAACGATCTCTGAGACAGCAAACATCCTAGGCATGAAACGCTCAACTGTAGCTAGGATAATGTCGACTCGGGGAATTAAAAGCCTGAATAAACCCGGCGGCCGAGCGAGACCAACAGTAGCCGTTCCTCTGCCTAAGAAGTTGAGAACAGCGACTAAATCGAAGCCTCGTCGAACAACCAAGGTGATTCCGATGCCACCTAAGGTCATTGATCTCGCTGATCGGGAGGCCCTGATTGCAGAGGCCGTTGCAGCTGGTCGTGTAACCCGAATAACCCCGGCTGAGACTGCCGACTACAACACCCTCGTGGCCCGGTCAAAGGGCCGTGGTTGGAAAAGCAAAGGAATCCGATGATGCCCCTTGTAGAATTCCCTGAAGTCGATCCCATTCAATCTGAGATCACTGAGCCTGAGGTCCTAAGGGCGGCCCGCCAGAGACTTCGAGAACTAACCGCCAACGTCACTCTAGCTGATCTGAGTTCTATTGATGAGAATCTTCGAATCATCGCCTATCATCTTCGAAACGCAAGCCGAGAGCCGTGGAAACCCCCGGTTCAAAACAGTCCCCTGAAGTTCATACGGTGCAAAACCTGCGGCAAGGGTCCGATGGACGCGCCGCTCTATAGAAATCGCCCCGACGCCAATGATTGGAGCTGTCCCGACCATCTTCCACCAGTCCCCGGATTTCGAATCGGTGACCCTCACTAGCCCCGCAATCCAGAGTTCATCAAGCAATCGAAAGGAGATTAAGATGCCAATGGACCACAATTCCGATTCCATCGACTCCATCGATGTCGGTCATGGAAAGATCAGAATCGGTGCCGTGGTTACAATAGTCAACAGACCGGGGCGAAGATACATAGTTTCGTCAATAAATCCGACCTTGCTAACGGCGAACCTAAGTGACAACGGCAATGGGTATTATGTCGCCGTTGGGACCTATGATCTAGAGAACCTGAGACCAATAGTAGAGGACCCAAGTATCCTTTGCCTCTGTTATGCGAATGGGTGCCCTCACAAAGATGAATGCAACGCTGCTGGCTGTTGCACTGAGGCCCGGCTGACCGGCCGCCCACCACCCCATATAGAGCACGCCCTAAAGCCGCCTAAATCAACTCGTCCGCCTTTAGTTACCGTCTCCGGCGATGGACAAAAGATCTTCCTATACGACCGAGAGTTATCTCCCGAGAGAGCTAAAGAATTGATAGAGGAATTAGAAACTGCAATGCAAAAAGCGCGCCGAAATAGTCGCTTGACCGAGTTAATGCAAAAGGCTGTTAGTGACTTCGAAACTCTGACACGGGAGCAGCAGGAGAAAATCCTAGAAACGCAGCGCCTGAGTTGGGCCAAACAGATGTTTGACTGAGAGATGGAGGATCGTCGTCATGGCAAAAATAATTACCGAAGCCCTAAAGTGCTGCATCTGCCTATCGACGTTCACTAGTATTCGAAGACCCAAGGATCGCCGACCTGTAACCTGCGGTACGCCCAATTGCGTCGCCTTGGCTCGTGGTCGGCACACCGTTGTCAATGACAGTGAATCTCAGTGGCGTGAATTAAGTTCATGGGGGAATATTGAATTTCCCTCCGATCCCGATCCTGGGGACGGAGGTCCATTGAATCTCCCCCTTCCAATCCATAGTTCCTTCCGATCTTTGACAGGGAACTCGAGTCAATTGGCCCTCCAATCCCCCTTAGCAGGAATAGAACCATGACAAAAGATGACGAAATTCGACTCGCCCAAGTGATCCGCGACAAGGGCTCGTTGAGCGAGGACGCCTTTGGCATAGCAGGAGAACTAGCCTTCGTCCTGAGGCTGCTGCGGGAGGCAACAGAGTGGCGCGACATTGCGACCCTCGACCATCTTTTTGATCTGGTATTGTTGTCCAACAACTTAGACTGTTGGATCGGCTACCGAAGATTTGGAGAGGATAGCTGGGAATGGGGGACAAACGAGGAGGACATGTCAGACCTCGTGCCTACTAAATGGCTCCCCCTGCCCGCGCCCCCGAAGGCGCAAGGCCGATGACCGAGGAAGAGGCGATCGAGCGGGCCGAATGGGTATGGGCCGAAGAAAGCTGCGTAAGACTCGGTGCTACGATTAAAAACGGTTGCGTGCAAATCGACATTTGTGACGAGCACGGCAAGCCAATCGCATCTGCAACGGTCGCACCGTATCGGTGGCGACGCATCGCCGCCTACCTCGCCGCGATGGCCGAAGCGCCGCCGACTTCGTGGACGTGCTTCCATTGTGGTGAGACCTTCACGGATAGCTTGGCCGCACTGGAACATTTCGGGCCTAGTGGGATGTCGGACGCGGCTTGTCAAATTGACATCAAAGCCTTCCGAGAAATGGAGGAATTTACCGCACGATGCCGTGCCGAGGACAGCGATACGGACCGTGCCATGTACCGGATGCGGGCCGAGAACACCGTCGCATTACGCCGTGAGGAGGAAGCTGGTTACGCAAAAGGTCTGGCCGATGCCCGCAAAGAACTGGCCGAAGCACCGCCGAGCGAGGCGGAGGTCGAGAGTGCGCTAGCGGCCTACTTTCCCAACCGAGGCAAGAATGGCTTTTCGCCAGCCGAGAAGGAACACATGCGCGCCGCCTTCATGGCTGCTCGCCGCGCCCGTTCGCAGGAGATGAAAGATGGCTGAGCGCGATAGCATCGGCATCTGGCCGTGCCCGGCCTGTGGTGCCGCTAACCTCGCTGAAGGCTGGTACAAATGTCTTGAAGATACCGATCACGGTGATTGCGCGCATAACGTCTTAGAAACCCCCTGCCCGAATGACGACTTGTTCGACGGAGATGAAAGATGACTGACGCCCCGATCGCCGAACAGAAGCTCTCTACACTTCGCAAGGCGCTCACATTGCTAACCTATCGAACCAATGCAGAAAAAGACCGTGATTGGGCACTCGCCGAACTCGCCGAACTCGCCGCCCTCGACGCTCCGCCGCAGCCCGACCTCGCGGAGATCGGCATGGAGGAACTACGAAAAGCGCAAACACCCTATCACGCTTCACGGGAAGCGATGCTCGCCGCCTACGCCGCGATGCTCAAGCGCGACCCGAAGGTGCGGGAGCTGATCGGGGCGGCACAGGAGTACGCCGATAAAGCTGTATCGACGGATCGCCTCCGCGCCGCCCTCGCAGCCTTGGAGAATGAACCATGACCGACCTCACCCCGGCCGAGATCATCGCGGCGATCTACCTAGCCGGCTTCCCGTTCCTCTGGGCGCTGCTGTTCCGACGACCGGCCTGCGCGCTGTTCCGCGCCTTCGGGCTGCTATTCGTGGCCGTCGTGTTATTACTGATACACAGCTGACGGAGCAAACATCCGCATGATCGCCGCCTAGCGCGCAGCAACCGCCGCCGCCGGCCCCTGTCCCGGAAACCCCGCGATCCCGGCGAAGAACTGCTGCGCCGTTAAATCCGCCGGCAGCCCCAGCGAACTCGCCGCAACGATCTGATTGAACGCGACCCGTATCACCAGCGCCCATTCCCCGCTGGTCCCGGTCGGGAGCGAGGGTTGGCTGACGTTCGCGCCGTTCGTGTCAAGCAAATCCGGCGCTGCGCCGATTGCGACCTGTGTGCCCTCGATCGAATTATCCTGCCAAAAGTCGTAACCGATGCAGCCGAGGCCCTCGGCAAAGTACAACTTCTCCAGATTGTACGGCGGATCGGGCGCGCCGAACCAATAGCTTTCCCCGATCATCACCGGGATTTCGACCGTCCCGACGCCACCCGGCGTCGTCAGCGGCCACATCACGTCGCCGCGCCACAGCGCCCCGAGCGCGGTCCGTGAACCCGCGGGATCGACCGCACAGGACGGCGCCGCAGTCTCGGCGTTGTTCGGCCACCAGATAGGCAGCGTCGTCCACGCGCCCTCGGGGATGCCGGTGGCGAACACCGGATAGCGTGCGCCATAGCCCTTCGGCCGCGCTGGACACTGGAGGCCGTTGAAATACTGCAATCCCGGCGTGCCCCACAGCGTCGCGAACGCGAAGGCGACGCTGCCGAAGCTGTGCGCCAGGTCGCGCGGAAAATGCCGCCACACGACGTTCATGCTGCCGCAGTCGTTCACCGGATCGGCCTGCGACCTCCAGCCCCCGTCGCCGAGGTAATCGGTTACGTCGTAGAACGCGTCGACCGGATCGGCGACGGCGACCGTGGCGACGGGATAGACGTGGGCATCGCCACCATGAACCGAAGTACCTACCAGCCGAATCCCGAGCGGCGTCTGCGGCCCCGCAGGTTTCGAGCCGGACGCAAACGCGAGTTTGCCGTTGGCGATCGTCGGCAGGCCCCCGCCGGGTGCCATCCGGGTCGCGAAGTAGTCGGCGAGCTTTAGCATCACCGCACGCTCACAACCGGCGGCGGCCGGATGGCCGAAGGCGGCGCCAGCCGCAGCGATGCCGGGGTCGCACCGCCCCCACCGCTCGCCACCGGGTTCGCGTTGAGCTGGCTTTCGAGCGCCAGCGACTGAATGCCGGCCGGCTGGCACTGCGCCGCGTAGCCGCCGACGTACATCACCGCTTCGGTCTTGGTCGTCGGTCCGTTCGCCGGCAGCGCCGACAGGTAGGCGTTCTCGGCCTTCTGCACCATCGGCCAGACGGCGGCGGGCTGGATGCCCCCGGTCGCGGTGCGGGCCGCGTTTTGCAGGCTTGCCGACACGGCCGGGAACGCGATGCCGGCGATGGCGGTCGCACCCGCCCCGGCACCCGTCAGCCCCATGACGCCCGACGTGACACCGCCCGCGAGCGTCGTTTCCTGGCTGGCGAGGTTGAGCCCGGCCGCCTGGTTGACCAGCTTGTTGAAATAGGTCGTACAGTAGCCGTTCGACAATTCGACGCCGGTCGTCAGAATGTCCATCGGCGCGGCGCTGATGCCGGCGATGCTCTGGCTTTCGGTCTGGATCATTGCCGGAGTCGGCGTCGGCGGCGATTGCGGAACGATGCCACACGCGCCGAGGGCGAACGCCAGCGCGGCGGCGGGGATGAGGCGGCGGGTCATGGCTGGGCTCCTGCAGGTGTGACTTGCAACGGCGTAGCGGCATTGGCGCTCGCGACCGCTCCTGCATGTGCCGCGCTCGCCGCCTGGTGCTTCTGCCACCAGCTCCACGCGACCCCAGCCACGGCCGTTCCGATGCTGATCGCCATTCCACTCAGCATCGCGGCTGTCGAGTCCGTGTTATAGGCCGAGGCGATGAATCCAGCGCCGGCGGCAGCCGTCAGCGCGTGCCGGATAAGACCCTGGACAATCGGCGCCCACGGCGGGATCGGACTGGAGGGAACGGGAAAGTTTACGACATCTGCCATCTTTCAATCTCCCTCGCCCCGGCCCGCAAAGCCGAGCGCGATGGTTCGGGGATGCGCCATAGACGCAACCGCCGAGGCGAGGAAGCCAGGGATAGGTTGTGTCATCGCGCCTGCTCCGTTTGCGGCCGGAGATTTCGAGGTTTTATATCACGCCGGCGTCTGTGCCGTCAGCCACTCGGCGAGCGCCGTTTTCAGCGCATCGACCGCGCCGGCGGCGCCATAGAGTTCGTCGGCGATTCGAGCGACTTCTGGATTTGCCAAGAGCCGCTGCAAAGCCATAGCCTCAGCGGGTGTCAACGGCATCGTAAAGTCGGCCATCACGCGCCCGCCTTCAGCGCCGCCATCTGCGCTTCCAGCGCTGCCGGCGTTAGGCCGCCCGGCGTCTTGCCGGTCGCCTCGATCCAACTCGGATCGGCGATGGCATAGCTCTCGTCCGTGAACTTCGCAAAGAAAGCAAAGGTCATCCGGTATTTCTTGCCCCAGGATATGAAGTCGAAACCGCTGGCATCGTAGCCCGTCAGCACAACCGCGTGGCCGCCGACGATGGAGTTGTCGGCACTCGGGTCCACATCCCATACGGCCGGCGGTTCCTGTGCCATGATGTAAGCCGGTACGTTGAAACCGATATAGGAGACGCCGCATTCGTAGATCGCCGCCCGTACATCATCGAGCATCCGGGGATCAACTTCGACGAAGGCGGCGATAAGATGCCTGACCCGCGGCGCCGGCGACGGCTGGATTGGCGCCCCCGTTTTCAGCAGGAAGGTCAGCACATCTTGTTCGACACCGCCCTGATCCGTGTTCGGGTCGGCCGGATTATAACCGCACGCCTGTTCGTAGAGCGCCTGTACGTCGCTGTCGGGCTCGGTGATCTCCACCCCGCGCGCAGCGGCGGTCCATACTTGGATCGCATGATAGACGGCGGCGCAAGTGCAGTCGCCCAGCGTGTCGTTCAGCATTTGCCCCAGACCATCGGCCGGAAGCGCGCTGGCGTTATCGACCGTTGGCGGCAGTACCGGCACAGGCTTTCCGGCCATCAACGCCGACATATGCGGGATGCTGGAATTGTGAGCGCGCGGCAGGCGTCCGAGTTTCCTTGTCATCGAGGTTCCTTTCCTATGGACCGGGATCATACCCGACATCGGGATAGAACGTGCCGGCGAATAGCCGGGATTGGTCGGCAACCGAACACCGTTGACCATGAACCATGTCAACCAGCCCGGGCCAGTTGCCGCCCCAGCAGAGTTCATGCAGCCGATAGAGCTTGCCCAGAAACGTATAGTCGCCGCCCCACGACCACAGCATCGTCGGCATCCCGACGACCAACGAGCCGTGCGCCGGATGGTAGCCGCCGAATGTTCGCTGTACCCAATGCACGATGCGGCGCTCGCGGGTCGCGGGGAGCTGCTTGACCAAATCGACAGCCAGCCCATATCCGTGGCAACCGACCTTCTGTAGTTGCGTCCGTTTTTGCTGGAACAACAGTTCCTGTCGGGCCGGGCTGCGGTAGCCCTCGAAAATCGCCAGCGTGATTCCCTTGATCTCCGCATCGGCGATCACAGCCCGCGCGCGGCGTAATGTCTCGGGCTCGATCAGCGCCGGATCGCGATTAAGGTCGGACGAGAGCCGCGCCGGAGATTTGAGAATAACGTCGGTGTAGAAGCTCACGCTCTAACTCCCGTCTGCCGCTTTCGCCGCAGCGATGTTCTGCGCCCGCGCGGCCTTGTCGGGCACCACGCCGCTGCCGTTGCACGACCCGCACAGCGCCGGGAACCGCGACTGCACAAATTTCGGGTCAACCGAGCCATCGGGCAGCCTTGGCATCTCGCGCGGCACGACGCCACGGCCGCCGCAAGTGGGGCAGGGCGGTTTATTCACGTTTCCATGACCCTCATTCACGGTCCTGGAATGCGTTTCGCCCCGACCAGCTCGCCGCGCAGAAGGCTCAAGTCGTTGCTGACCTTGGCAACCGATTGCTCCGTACTCGACGCCGTGCGCTCAACCGCATCGATCCGAGTCGCGGTGGTCTTTTCGAGCACGTCGATCCGTGCCGTCTGTACCGCGATGGCCGCGGTCAGTTTGGAGAAGCCGCCATCCACATAGGCCGTTACGCCAACCGCTGCCGCAGTGATCGAGCCAACGAGGACCAGCGCCTGCATGATCGAACCGGCGTTCATCTCGCCAGTCACCTTGATCCCCATCATCTCAGGCTCCATGCCTCTCGCTGTTACAGGATCAGCGTCAAAAAAGCGTCCCGAATGTGAGGCGGTTCACACATTTCTCGGCGAATTAGCGAGAATTTTCACGATTCTTTATCACGGATTGTTGCTGCGCCGCGACACCGGCGATGTACCGATCCGTCCACAGCGCGAGCGCTCGGCGCTGCACCTCGGACCAGGCGTATTGCGCTAGGTTCGTCAGCAGCGCCACTAGGAGGCCGACTGCGACGCCCTTGCGGATTTCCCGCCTCATTGGTGAATGATAAACCCGAAGTCGTGCCAGCCGAGCAGGAAGAACAGTACCCAGAACAGGAGGCTCATCCCAAAGTAGTTTCGATTCGCTTCGACGAACGGCGACCATCGCCAACCGCTGAAGATCGCAGCGAAAAGCATCAAAACCCAAAAGATCAGGCCGATTGACATGAGGTTTCTCCTTTCAGCGGTAGCCAAAGAGCAAGAAGAGCACGATGAGAAGCAACAACACGCCGCCGATGCCGCCGCCGATACCTGGGCCGCCGTGGTAGAAACCGAAGCCTCCACCGAAGAGCATCAGAATGACGAGGATTACCAGAATTACGCCCATCTGCGTTCCTCCCGAGGCCGGGGCCGCGCGATGCCGCACGCAGCCCCTCGCCTCGATTACGGGCCGGGGTTGGTCGGCACCGGCTGCGGCACGGCCTGCGCGTCCGTCAGGTCGAGGCCGATCGCCTTCGGCGTCGTGTCGGCGACGATGTCGACGCCCATCGTGTCGATCGCGAGGCCAGCCGAATCGGAGACCGTAATCGACAGCACGCCGGGCGTCGAAGCCTGGATCAGGGCGTTGATCGCGACTGCCGGATGCCCGGCCAGCGGCCCCGCCGGCATCACGCCGACGACGGCACCGAGTTTCGTGGGATCGCTCGATACGACCGTGAACACGTCGCCCGCAGGCGCCGGCACGACCGCGCCGTCCGCATCGAGGACCACGATCGGGATCGAGAGGACTTCATCGTTCGGGAGTTGGGTTGTGGACATGATCGTTCCTTTCCGCGTGATGATGGGTAAAACCAGTGCGAGGCGCACTGGCCGGCGATGCGGCCGCCAGGGCGGCCAAGGCCACTCTTTCTTCCGGCCTCCTTTCATTTTCGCGGGCTTCGACCGCTGCGGCTTCGGTTTTTCCTCAATATTTCACGCCCTCTTGCGTCGTGACGATGATCCGCACCAACGGCTCGGCCTCGATGCCGCTCGACTCCTTGTCGGCAAGTACCCGGCGCATGACCATCGGCAGCATTCTCGCCGCATCGCGCTCCCTCTCGGTGATCGTATTATCCGCCGTAACCTCGGCCAACAGTACGCCGAGTCGGTCTACGTCCCGGAGCGTCAGCACAAGGGGCGGCCCGATCTTCGCCAGCAACGCGTCAATTTCCGGCGTGTGCGCGTGGGTTAGGTCCTTTATCAGCATCGCCTGAAACGCGGCGCTGATCGGCACCACGGCCTGATTGACCAACGCAAGACTCTTCTCCAACTCTACCACTCGGTTAAGGAGCTTTAGATGTGCGTCAGCAATCGCCGCTGCCGCTCGTTGCTTGCTGCGGGCATAGAACAGCAGCCCGCCGACCACCAGCGACAGCAGAGCCCCCAGGAGCGTCAGCGCCAGCGAGTTGATCCACGTCTGCGGGGATTCAGCAGCCATTGCTTATCGACGACGGATCGGGGTCATCGGGATGATCTCGTGCTGGCGGGACGCGTCAGGCATGTTTTGCTCGACCTCGATGATGTGCCAGAGGGTGTCCACATCAGTTATTATATTCACAGTCAAGCATAAACATGGGCGTTGAGTTCGATAGGTTTGCCGCCGCTAGTTGCTGCGCGCCTCGGGCCGATCCGTTTTCAACTGGTGTTATAACATTTGCCCCCGATGCGACATATCCACTAAAGCTAAGATAATTCGTGTCGAGCGTCAGGTTACTGACGAAGCCGAACGAGCATATCCCATAATCGCCACTCGCGCTATTGGCCAAGAATGGAAGTCCAGTAATCGTCAAATTTCCGGTCGGCGAAATGCTAGTGCCACTCACGTTCATTAGAACTCGTGCGCTGACGTGCCGCCCCATTTTCTCATAGTATCCGGTCTGATTAGCGTAGCTGAAGGTCCCGGCGGTGCCGCTGCCGACGATTGCCGCCGTCCATGTGCCGGTCAGGAACCCATCGGTATCATTCAATATCGTCTTATGTTGGCCTGTACCGCCGTCGCTAATCGGCGTCGTCGCGCCGTTCAGGTTGTTGTTCGCGATCGTGTAGTAATCGCTCGCTCCAGACGCAACTGAGACGCCCACCAAGTTCGTCCCCCACGCCGCCGACGCACTGAGGTCGTTACCGGCAATAGTGAAGTCAGTGATGCCTGCCGCTATCCCGACTCCGGCCACACCCGAACCGGCAACATGATTCCCCGTCAATACCGACTTCGTTCCAGCCCCAAGCGAGATGCCGGTTTCGTTGTCGATAATAAGGTTTCCCGTCGCAATCAGGCTGTTACTCCAAGAGCCTGTCGTCGAAATCCCCGCGCAGGTCGAGAGGACGCAATTGCTTATATTGGAGCCTACCACCTGCAATCCAGACCCATCATGGGCTAGAACATTGGCTGTCAGTCCTTCGCCAAGAGATGACTGAGCGATCGTAGCCTGACTAGGTGCCGTCCCGGCGCCGGTGTTCGTCATGGTGAAGCCCGCAGTAAAGGCTCCCGTCATATCGGATGCTATAATTTCAGTTGGCCCGCTCGCCCCCGTATCGAGTTGGAGTCCGTAGAACGTCGCCGGCGCCATCAGCTTCCAAGTGACCGAACCGTCAACGATAGACGCGCCGTAGTTCAGCAGCGTAGGCGCGCTGCCGCCGCTCGTTCCCCCCGCCGTCGCTTGAATATAGAACCCACCTAGCGAAACGATGTTACCGGCCAAGTACGAATGAGTGGAGGCCCAAGCAGAGATGGAAGAAATTGACCCTGGAGAAGGCACCGCATAGGGGTAAAGTTGATCCAATTTGGATTGTAGGATATTAGCCTGGCCGGTTATGTAGACCAGAGCCGATCCGTATGTGTTGAAGACGGTCGTCTGCGTGACCGTATTGTTGACCCCCATGACGTTTATTCCGTAGTGTCCCCCTTCGATGTTCGTATCCCGTACTATGCACAGCACGCATGATGCGCCGATAACAACAGCGTCATGCGTCGTCGTAAGTACCTGAGAACCAAGAATCGCTAGCCCCTGGATGACATCGTAATTCTGGTTCAACGTCACAATAGTCGTATCGGCGCCGCAACTATCCAGGACCGCCGGTCCATTTACGCTGAGCTTTTGTCCGCTTCCCGGACCTTTGAAGATGACGGCATAGGTCGTAACGGAAAGGCCACTCTTAATGCAGAAATCTCCAGGTGGAAAGAGTACCGTACCGCCGCTGCTGCCGAGCGAGTTGATTGCAGCCTGAACCGCCGATGACACATCGGCGGTTCCGTTACCCTTGGCGCCATAGTCGAGCACATCAGCCACTTCGGCAAACCGATTTGCCAGCGTCCGCGGCGTCGTGCTACCTGTAGATTGAATCGTTCCAGGAAACGTACCACTAAGATCTTGCCCATGAGCAGAAGACAACGACAGAAGAAAAGCAACTAATATTGCAGTCAACGTAGGGAGTTTTTTCATCACACAGAGTCTCTATTTCTGGGGAGCTATCGGAGGCCCAGAATTCGAAGGCCGGAAAATGCATTTTCCAGGCCACTGATTTCCGCAGAACTTCAGAAGCCACTGATGCCACTCAGCTTCCCGAGTTCCAATTTGCTTCTCCAACATGTCAATCTGATCTTTCTTTTCCTTCGAGTAAAGCCAGATAGAGGTCTGTATTTGAGTCATTGCAGCAGAGAGACTTTGCTCTGCCACAGAAGCCTGAGGCGCAGTCGACTGTTGAGCCATAGTAGGGGGGCTAATCAACAGACCCAAAAGCAAACCGGACGAAATAACCAATTTTCTCATTTGATTGGTTTCCCTTCTTTAGAAGCTCGCCAACGCAACCCGTTTGACAGTGTTTCCGGGGCTAACACAAACATAAATATACCCAGAGTCTACAGAAATCTGTCCGGGTGAACAAGCTTGCGTATCGGACCATGTTGAAGCAGCCAACCCTAAAGTACCTAGAATACTAGGGCTTCCACTGAACGAAGGGCTTCCTCCAATAGTAGTCGCTGTTAAAGTCCCCGAGATTCCTAGAGTTCCCCCAACAGTGCCATTTCCTGTCACTGCCAAAGATGCCACAGTAAGAGAACCACTAACCGTAGGACTTCCGCTGAAATTAGGATTTCCTGCGACTCCCCCACTAAATGTTGCAGCCCCTGTAACGCCCAGAGTTCCCCCGACCGTTGCATTCGACACAGAACTCAGTGTATTGGTCGTTAGAGCCTCATCGACGGTCATGTTTGCAGCGGCCGTCAAAAGCCCATCGACCGTAGCGGCACCACTAAACGTGACAGCCCCAGTGACCCCTAGGGTCCCACTAATTGTCTCATTCCCCGTGATCGCCTCATTTCCGGTAAGTGCAAGAGCCCCAGTAACATCGAGGTTGCTATCGATATTAACTGGGTTTCCGGTTATATTTCCCGCCACATTTACGTTGCCCCCTAAGGTCGTATTCCCCGCTACGGCTAAAGCTCCTCCAACAGTTGCATTTGATGTTACATCAAAAGTAGTCGACACAGTCAATAGTCCCGTCACGTTCGTATTCCCGACGATCGAAACTGGACTCCCCGTTATTTCACTCGCAAAATTAGCATTCCCCACAAAGTTGCTAGTCCCCGTAACAGCCAACGTTCCTCCAACATTAAGGTTCGTTCCAACCGTGAGACCAGCGGTCGTAGTTAAAAGCCCCGTTACACCTAAGGTTCCGCCGAGACTGGTATTCCCCGTAACCCCCAATGTTCCTCCAACAGCAGCATTGTCTGTTATCGACAGTGCCCCAGCTATAAGTTCCGAAGCGCCTACACTATTTGTCAAATCCAAAACCCCGGCCGCACTTGCTGTTAGCGACGTAGTTTGGGGGTTTCCACTACTGTCAAAATAGTTGAAAATCAAAGAATAGCTTGTGATAGAATCACCCGAAGCGGACGACGGGGCAATTCCTACGTTGCCAGTTCCCTTTAGCGTTTCTCCCCCCGCCCAAATCGCGACATTCCCGCTCGACGCCGAGGGTGTTGGTCCCACAACATTTCCACTCCCGGCCCCCGGAAACGGATAAGTGGTGCCATTTATAACGACATTGAGGGCACTACTTCCCCCGCCAAGGGCGTTCACCGAGATAGTCGGAACTCCATTCACAAAGCCAAGTTGAAATGCCTGGAAGGAGCCAGAATTGGGACCTGAGAATAGATTTATACCATATTGGCTATTAAGAATATCGATCTCCCCAAAACCCTGACTTGATGTCAGCCCTGCTGGTGGATAAACACCATTCCCCGATCCAAGGGCGGAGCCAATTAAACAGTTGCCAATAAATTTCGCCGGATCGTTAGGATTCACTAAGCCATTTTGAATTACTCTCTGACATCCCTGACCCCAAGCCACACTAAGAGGCAAAAGGAACATGATTCCAGCAGCGATTAACTTAGATTTCATTCTTGTAGATCCTCTAAAGCGTCCATGCCGGGATTGCATAGTCAGCGCCATTTATAACGACTGGGAGCCAAAAGGACGGACCAGCACCCCCCGGTGTCGCCCAAGCAGCAGGCACTCCCGCCGTTGAGTCACTAACCTGGTTCGAAAACATAAGGCCATTATTAGTCGTTATAATCGCCCCAGCATTAAAAGTCGCGAGTGCATTATGAGTTGTTGTCGATCCAATGGTCGTAATTCCAGTCGTTATCGTCAGGCCGGAGGAAATCGTCACCACGCCCGTTGATCGAACAATCTCAATCGGCGTCGATAAGTAAATTCCATTATCCCCATAGGCGTCGATAGAGAAATTGCTTCCTGCATTAGAGCCCGATTCCGCCGTATTATCCTTCTTAATATCCCATCGACTAGAGCCGGTGTTTTGAAATACGTAATAGGCTGATTGTCCGCTAGGAGCATTGGAATATAATGCTGAATCTGTTGCCGCAGGAGCAGTCATCGTAATGTTTCCCGCGGCCGTGATAGAGCCGGTTGCCAAGGTCCCTGTTAGGGACGTTATTCCCGAGACTGTGAGATTATTGGAACAGAGGACCGCTCCGGTTGCCGTTAGGGTCGAGAGCGTTGTTGCCCCCGTGCAACCGAGGGTTCCTACTGAAATAGTTCCTCCAGTTATATTAACATTATTGGCATTCTGTGATGCCATTGTTCCAAAGGTCGTCTGAGCCGCCGTTACATTGTCAACGGTCCATATGGGGGCCGAGGGCGGATCAGTGTCGCCGGGGGGAGATAAGACAAATTTGATCGCAGTCCCCGGCGGCACAAAGATCCCCTGCGGCGCAGTTCCGAGGGAATCAAGGATAATCGGATTCGCGTTCGCAGTATTCCCCGTCGCATCAGTATATGTGTTTGTTTTGGTCGTCGTCCCACCCTGATAGGAAAATAAAAGCCCTCCGCTGAGAGGTTTTCCATTTATATCGAGAAATTGAATTAGTGGAATCGGGCTGATGACGACCGTGGGCATTATCTAAGGTCCTCTTTTCTGGCGCTGCCACCGACATCTGCGTTACGAAGCAAACGACTATAGACATCGGTGGCGCCAGACAGTTTACCAGCAGCTAGCGTGCTTAGCGAGAAGCTACAGCCCGCGACCAGTGTAGTCGCTGTGGTTCTTAAGACAGAATTGAGCACTACGACCTCAACCTGCTGCATGTGTCGCCCACATTGTCACTCACTGCTGCTGCCCCACGAGGACAGAGTTCTCGTGGTTGGCCCAATCCCCGCTGACTGGCGCGACAATTAGCCACAAGGCCGAACCTTGATGCGTCCTTAGATTCATCTAATCTGAGGCCCGAGCCGATTGCCCGCTGTTTCGCGGGGCGGGCAAAGCGGCAGCCAAAGGTGCTTCGCTCTCTTAGGACCATGCATAGTTGCCAGATACATGATCCTAATTCGCCCATTGTATGCCCGATCTGGTCGCCGGATCATCAGCCTCACGGCCTCATCTGCACCAGATAGCCGAATTCATGCAGCTTTGGCAAGGCTTTAATGACTTTCTCTCCAATGTCCGTTCGATATATTTTGTCACTCAATTTGATTTGGTCGATAAATCCATAGACCTTATCGCGGGCCTTTGTTATTCCTTTTCCGAGAGCCGTCGCCACAGCTACATATTCCCCCGTTGTCTGATACTGAGGCCCATAGACGATCTTTCCGTCTTTCATCTCAGGACCTCGGTCTATCATGGCCGAGACGAGATGAATGTCGGTCCCAGGCGGGGGGTTCTCAATTCCCCGAATCGGATTGCCGAGAACCAGATTCTCGGGGGAATTCTCATAGGGGTATCGGGGTTGGGAGATCACGACCCCAATAGCCGTATCATAGGAGACTTTGAGACTGTCTTTTCCGTCCAATAGATCATTCATCCATTTAATCGGATCGCCCCGATGGCTTGCGACCTGAATGTGAAAGGCTGGCCAACCACATCTCGACGTAAATTCGAGGGGCCACGTCTTTCCCTTTTTGTCAACAATGGCGCCGATTGAAAAATCGCCCCGATGACCCAAGGACCGAAGAATTGGTTCCATTGGAAGCAGCATCTCTCCAGCGAGCATATCGTCTTCGACATATTGGCAAATTGTGCCCTGTTCTCCTGTCGCAGGGCCTATTTCTCCGTCCATAAGTTTTTTGTGCTCAATACATGTCTGCCACTTGTGTTCGAGAAACCCGTCCTTTCCCATCCATCCACTAACGCCGATCTCGCAAATGGCGTCGATCTTTTCTTGGAGAATACATTTTCCCTTAAGCTGTTTCCCACCCTTAATCTGCCGTTCGAGCCAACCGACCAAATCCGCCGGATCATCTGCGACATAGGTCAGCGATTTATCGGATTCGTCTCCGAGGGGCTTGAAGACAAATGGTCGATCCTGCTTTCGGGCAAATCGATAGCATTCTTCCAGAGAAGCGAACTCGTGATATTCAGGAAGGTCGATCCCGACTGCTCTCATGGCCTCCATGCCGGCCCCACGGTCGATTTCCAATTTGGCCGATTGAACTGTTGGGCCAAAGACCTTGATGCCCATCTCTCGACAACGGTCCAATTCATGGAGGAAACGAAAATTGCCCGTCGTCAGGATGAAACCGCCGTCTTTGACCCATTCGAGGCTGCTTCGCCAATCGTCGATGATCTTAAATTGTTTCATTCCGAGGCCGGATTTCAGATCATGTCCTGGGCAATATCTGAACCACCGGACCTCATGTCCGACGTCTCCGGCTCTCATTGCAAGATCGAGAGCCTGACACTCGCTATCGACGATCAATAGCCTCATCGCGAATCATAATGCTCCATATTGAGCCAGGTTGCTAAAAGATATTCCACTATGAGGGCTTTTCTGTGTTGGTCGAAATAGGGCGCCCGGGGATCTTCCCCCGGTTCACCCGGGCCTTTGAACTGTGCGTCGAATTCATCGACCGATTCTTGGGGAACTCCCTCCTTTCGACACAGTTTCATTTCGACGATTTCGTGAATGGCGACCAAAAAGGCTTGGTCATCGTCAAGAGGATCTGTGCCAACGATTACAACCCGAGTATTGCCGTCGTCATCGACATACCAATCGCCCAATGACTCGGGGTCATTGCAATATGGAAATCGCATCGAAGAGGGAGATTCAACGGACTCTATGATGATCTTTCGACTCATTGAATTGGAGTCCAATCCGACGATAGGCGGCTCTGAGGTTGTTGGGATGGAACAGTTGTCATGTAGTCAACTCCGGCCCCGATGTTTCGTAGATTGTTAGTTGGCATCGATGATCTGGGCGTCATCAATTGATTTACATCTGGTGACAGACTTATATTTGGATTCGAGAATTCCCTAAGGAGGCTATTTGCGGTTCCCTGGCGCATGAAACTACCCCCTAGGGCCTGCCTAGCAGTTGGGGAATAAATGGCTCGAATGGCCCAATAGGGCCACGACCACCACGAATGGCCTAGATGAACTGCAATTTGGGCCAAATCATAGCCTATATCACGGCCAGGCATGTTCTCTAATGGAAGTCCCAATTTCCTTTTTGCCTGATCTATAAAAGCTACGCTTCGTCTTATCATCTCGGCTTCATTATCAAGCTGCCTCATAGCTGCTTGGGCTTCGCCTTGAGTCGGATATAGAGCCTCAAACAGTTCTCGTTTATTTGGCGTGTCAGAGACTTTGCCAATTCTCCCTTCGCCTGACTTCATTGACTGTGCCTCAGTATAGGCGGCACCGCGACGATACAATTCTTTATCTAACTCAATTGGAAGAGCATTTATTTGACGTCGAACCACATGAGGATTTTGACTAAAGGCTCTTTGTCCGGCCTGAAGCGCCTGTTGCGCGCGAAGTGCTGACTCTAGGTCGTTCGTAAGAGCACCCGTTTCTGTCTTTAAGCGTGCTTCTATCTCTTTTGGAAGAGAGCTAAGTCTAGAATTTGCATCTCTTAAATCTTTCTCTATCTCTCCTCGCCTCTTGTCTAAATATTCTCCGTGCCTTTCGAGACTTTTCTTCCGAGCTGCATAGGCTATTTCGTCTTCTTTCGTCAAAGGAATAGCCTTCCCCCAAGGTTCTTTGATTTTTGCTTTGTTTTCTGCAATCTGTCTCTTAATAATATCTAGGTTAGCTTGGTTCTTAGTTAATTCATTGTTAATCGTAGCCGATCGATTAGAGAACTCCTTATTAACCCGCGCAGTTTTATCAATAATAGTCTTTTCAGCTGCTCTCGCGGTCTCGCGGAGATTGTCTTCGATTTCAGGCACATTGCTAGTCCCAAATTTGCTCTCTATCAAATCTCGATTGCCTAAAGTATCAATTGCTGCTTCGCGTCTAGAAAGTGCTCCTCTATAAGGAACTGGGGGTGACACCCCATCAGGTCGTATGCCCTCCATACGACCTTCTAACTCATGTACGAACTCCATTATGTGTTCCGGGGATGCCTTGTTTAACGCTTGTACGGCAAGCTGATTTATGGGGCCTACGTGTTTACCAATGTCTAGAAGAGTCATAGGGGAGCCAACGGCTTGACTTCGTTCAAGAGTCTCCCTAGAAGTCTCATCTCGCATAGGATTAGAAACAGACATTTCATCAGAATAGGCTCTATTGATGCGACCAGCAATCGGATCATTGGCAAAGGGAGCGAGGCGATTGTAGAGGCCCCGAATTGGCGCGGTGGCGGCCCGTGCAGGAAGTGCCAAGGCGTTTGCTGTCAATTCTGGCGCCATTGCTCCCGCTATGGGCAAACCGATGTCGGTCCCTAATTCTGTTATATATCGAATTGCATTTCTCGTCGGCTGGCTAAGGCCCATTTCGTTCTCAAGGTCTGCCGCGGCTGAGCCGATCCAGCGCCCCGGAGCCGACAGAGCATTCTCAATTGACTGGCCTATTGGCCCTGTTGGAATTTGAGTTGCCCCCAAAAGGGCGTTCCGGCCCTGTTCCCAATCAGCCATCGATGGCTTGGGTCCCCCTCCCACCCAACGGCCTAATTGACCACCGGCTGAGGCAACGTCGGCAATCGGGGCGCGAATGGGATAGGACGCTACATTGGCAAACGGGGCAAGTTCATTTAGCGAAAATCCCCCCATTGATGGGGCATTCATGGCTCCTTGGGCCACATTTTGCCAAAAGCTAGGTGGCTGGGGCGGGGTTGGGACATCGACTGGCGATCCAAAGTTGATTCCACTGGAGGGACCCGGTTGCGTAGTAGGCGGTGCTGTAACAGGGGTGCCAAATTGGGGCTCTGCCGCCTGAGCCGAGGAAATAGGATTTAGGGACGACAATAATGAGAGGAAGGAGTTTTGATTCGGAGCGGCTGCACTGGGAGACGGAAGTCCCACGTTTCCAGCTGCTAGATTATTCGCCCCCGCGATCCTTTGACCGGCTGTTACGTTGTCCGCGGGCGATGGAACATTGACTCCACGATACGCCTGGGCCGACGGGTTGATAATGTCCTTATTTATCCCCGCCACGATCTCGGGGTAGAAATCAGGCTTTCCGGTTGCTGTCGGAGCCGGGGCGGTTGGAATCGGCTGTTGGGGAGGTTGGTCAAAAACTGTCGGTTGAGGCCCTGTAGGCGGCTGGGGCGCCGCTGCCATTCTGGCCTGCATTGCCTCAGCTTCGCGACCAGGACCGCCAGTGGCAAATGCTCCTGGAACAATGTTCCGCGCGATCGAAGCTGCGTCTAACGGTGGGGGCTTTGGGACTTGGGGAAATTTGTAATCGAGGGCCTTTTTATTCGTCCCGACGATTTTGTCATAAATGGCATTAGGATCAGCTCCACGGATTGCCACCGGGATCGAGGGAATTCCCTCGTCTATGGCCGCCTGGGCCCGATTTCGCCCATCATAGTCAACGACGTTGAGACTGTTTCCCGAGGGACTGACTTCGAGGCTCGGAATTGCCTGAATACCTTCCCCCCGGTCGAGCGACTGCATTAAATTCGCCCGCTTTAGCGAAGTCGAATCATCGTTTTCTATTTTTGGCAACAGAGAAAGATAGTCCTCGGGTGCCATATGCCTCACATCGACGTTACTTCTATTTTGCTCTGATGCAATTGATTCGGAGGTTGGAACCCATTTCATTCCAATTGCAGCAGCTAATTGGGGATTATAATTGGCCCACGGTGAAAATCCCTCTGCCTTAAATGCTGCATCAAAGACCTTCCGCTGTGACTCGGGACTGAAATCCTTTATCCCTAGTTCTGTGGCATATTTGTGCCAAGTTCCGGGTTCGAATTGATATAGACCTGCGGCGTGACTTATACCCCTAGGACCTTTGTTCCCGTTCCAGATTGGAAAACCTGTTTCGTCCAAAGGAGCTTTACTGAGATCGGCCCCACCGTATCCTGCATAAGGATTTCCAGCACTTTCGAAGTGGCTAACCATCCCCGCAGCTTCACCGGGAGAATAATCCTTTAGAGGCTTTTTGTCCTTATGGGGCGCCACATTCAAGTGAAGTGCGGGGCGATCTTCGTGAGGGGCTTGGTAATAGCCCTCAGGAATCGGCCATGCTGACGGCGGCCCCCATCCCGGTGGAGTTGACATAATATTTGGAAGCCCACCGGGACGCGGAATTTCCTGTCCTGGTGTTTGCCCGGTCGTTATAGTGCCACCTGCGCCTCGAGGCCTGACCTTTCGCGGATCGAAGACTTCCTCTGAGGGCAGATTTGGAAGCCGATTGCCTCCTGGGGTGTCGATTGGATCTCCAAACGAAATAGGCATTACTGTTGCTGCCAATCTTGGGGATTACTGGGATTTCCACCGGGCCGCAATTTCCATTTCGTTATATTGCCATTAGAATCGATCTCTGTTCCGTATCCGTCTCCGAAGGGATAAATCTTGCCGGGCGTTTTGCCTTTCATGGAAGATGCAATTTCGTCCATAGTATGACCACCGAACTTATCCTGGGGTTTCTGGTCCTGATTTCTCTGTCTGTCTGTCGGTCGTTCCAGATTCTCAATTCTCTTTCGCGTTGAATTAAATTCATTATCAATAGAGTCGATCCTATTCTGCATACTGATTTTCATCGACGCAATAGCCGATTTCAATTGCTCCGGTGTCTGAGCCTTGTTTATAAGTCCCTCAGCTTCGCGCCGCGCAGTATCGGAAGTCTGGCCACCCGTGGCTCCTGGACTTGACATAATTCTGGCATATTCGTTTTTGAGCGAAGTGATTGCTGCATTGAAGGCAACAACGTCAGGATCACCCGTTACATTGGTCCTTCCAGCCTGAATCCAGCGATTTAGGACTGGAATTCCTGACTGAGCGGTGCCTTCGACGGGTTTAGTTCCTACGAGAGACTTCAATTCTAGTGGGGCATTTGGATCATCTTGCATTGATTTTAGGCGATCCTGAACGGCCTTTGATCCAATCCCGCCCTCAGCCAACTCCAATGTTAAATCGGCCTCCTTGTTAGCCGTCTGTTCGAAGTTCGAGACGTTGGCTCGCAATTTGCCCAATTGAACTGCGGCGGCAAAATCGGCTCTACCAGCCGCGTGAAGTCCGATAACTTGGGCGGGAGATAAATTGTATTCTCCGGCAATCTGCCCAGCCCTATTTAGAACCCTGACTCTCTCCTGAGGTCCCCAACCAAGAGCTGGAACTTGCCCTGTCACGAGATAGTTCGTTGCCGCGATGTCGAGAGCCTCCCCAGATAACGGCTCCGATTTGGCAATCCGAACTTTCGACGGATCGATATTTTGGTTCGTATTGGCATCGACAACCCGGCCATCAGGAAATCTATAAACCCCCGCCTCCGCCCAAGTTCCGTCGGGCTGTTGAACCTGCGCTGTCTGGGGCGCTGGCATCGGACGCTCGACAGCGGCTGGCCGGGTTGAAAGCGGAGTCAGATTTCCCGACGGAGTTCCCGGCTGTCCCGTGGCCCTATCGACAAACGCTGTTGGCCCGGTTCGAACCCATTGTTTTCCAGAAGCGTCTGTAAATATGGGGGCCTCGCTCGACTTAAATCCCCCTGTCGTGGCCTCAACAGATCCCGTGGGGAGGGCAACAGTCTTGCCCGACGAATCCCCTAGAACCCGAGCTTGGTTATTATATCTATTTACTTCATAGGTCTGACCATTTGGGCCGGTCATTATACGGGCATTTTCCCACCCTTTGGCGACGTTCCCTTGGCGGGATTCCCACAAAGGTCCCATAGTTTGGAGGGACTTCGGGTTCCCGATAAATGGATCAAATCGATTGACAATTTGATCTGGCATTCCACTGACTGCAACGGCTCGATTCTTTATCTCAGTCAATTTCTGTTGAAGCAATTGATCCCGGTTGGGCAAATTGGGGTCGAGGGAATCAGCATATTCCTTGAATGGCTTATAAATGTCATCATAGGCAACGTTGCCCCAATAGTCAATGACCTTGGCACTGTTGACCTGGGCTTGCTGTTGCTGCTGTTGGATCTTCCCCAGGGCCTCATAGGTATCTAGGGCCGTCTGTGGACTTGCTTGCCACACAGAGGCCATTCCTGACATTTGGGGCATTCCGGTCGTCGGATTAATCGGGACGCTACGGAGGGCATTTATCCCAGCTTCATTCTGCTGCAACTTGAGGGCATTCTGCCGCGCAATCAACTGTTCGTTCTGTGTCTGAGCCTGACGAAGGGCATTTTGCTGGAGTTGCTCAGGAAACGTCGCAATGAGTTGATTGACATCAGCCATGATTTATCCTAATACACTCCACCGGAGGCTGGATTATATCCCCCTGAAATTGGTGTGTTGCTACCAGCACTAAAGTCTTGGTTAAACAGACCCTGGAACAGACTGCTTAGATTATTTGTTCCTGAACTGCCACTTCCTAGAAGGCCCTGTAGGATATTCGACAAGCCTCCATATTGCCCGAGAATTCCTGCGGCATTGGCCTGTCCGATCCCAGCGAAGGCGTTTCCGATTCCCGATATGAGACTCGACTGAGGTCCGGTGAGTGTCGCGGCCTGTTGACCCCCAGTCGAAATGCCGCCGAGCCGATTGACAATGTTCTGCTGTTCCGCTGCGGCTCCCTGGATTTGATTCCAATAGTTCTGATTATTCGCCGACCACTGAGTGTTGTATTGGTTCTGATAATTGTTGAGCCAATTATACCAGTCTTGATTAGCTAGGCCGGTTCCATATTTCTGAAGAGCCTGGAGCGTATTGCCAGATAGAACTCCTTGCGTCGGTCCTGAGGCATTTTGGATCGCATTGACGCCCTGCGATAATTGGTATTGATAACCCGGCGATGCTTGAAATTGATTGATCGTCGGCGTCGGCATATTATACGGTGTCGGGGCTCCTGCGAGGGGAATTCCGAGATAGTTGGTCGAGAACTGAGACGGACTTTCCAGTCCTGCGCCCCACCCCGGAGTTCCCATTTGAGCAGCGTTATTCGGACCAGGTAGCCCGAGGAACGTATCCAGTTGGTTGAGGGCCGCAGTGCCGCTATTATACCACGGGGCCAGTTGTTGACTAAATGCCTGTAAGATGCTTTGCTCGAAGCCAATTTGTTTATTGAGGGCATTAGTTTCGGCAGAGGCAGCGTTCGATGAGCCAAGGCAACCAAGCGCCCCGCTTCCCAAGGACCCCGCGCCCGCTAATGCTCCGCCAATCCAAGGCACTTCTATTTACCTCAGCTTAATTTCAAACATTGTCTGGCGGGGAATTCCCCCGAATAACTGAATGAATCGACTCATTGAGGCATCATGCTGGGGATCGCCCGTTATAAAGAAATGTGGATAGGCATAGTCGATATTCAGAGAACGGAGAATTCGAAGGCCCTCTGACATAAGTCGTCGCCCGATGTCGGATTTCCGATACTCGGGCCGGACGTACCAGGCACTTTGGAGAGCAATCTTGGCCTTCATTATGAGGGCATTCATCAAGGTCCAACCGAGGTAGCCAACCAGATTTTGGTTGTCCCAGGCCCCTAAGATAATCATGTTGCCTGCTTTATCGGCCTCCTGAATAGCCGGGAAATTGGGGTCGAATTCCCCTGAGCAACCAAGTTCCTCAAAGTGGCTTTTCATCATATCGAGGCAATCAGGAAACAGGTCGCCCCAGTGACATTGGCGAACTAGAGCCAACTTGCAGATTCCTCAAGACCGCGCGCCCGAAGCTCGGATACTCGACGAGCAATGTCCCAGATGAGGGCGGCCGAATTCCGGACATTCTGTTCAACGTTTTTTCGAATCTCAGGCGCCGGGACTTGGATATTTCGATCCATCGATTTGTCCCAACTTTCATCGGGAATTCGACCCGTGAGATATTCGGCCACATTGAACCGGATCATCTTAGAACTGAGGGATCGTTTTGAGATCGAGAGAACTCCTGATTCATTCCACGCCAACGAGGAAATCATAAGATCTTGGGCTAATAGAAAGGGCCAATCGGCCTCCAGACCAATCTGATTAAATGAGGCTCCGATTTCGTAGACCGGACGACTGAGGGTCCCAAACTTAGTCTCGGGAAAAAGATTCCTCAGAACCTCATAACCTAGGACCAATGATGTCTCAACAGTTCCATCATATCCTGTGGTTCGAGAAACAAATTCATCGAGAGTCTTGCAGCCCATTGATAAATCGTGGCCGACCTTCTGGTCCCCGAAACTGAGATATTGGCTGAGCCACTTCGACTGACTTCGCGGCTGGCTCATAATGAGAAATTTCAACATAGGAATTATTTCTTCTTCGCCGCTCTTTTGCCTTTCGCGGTGGCCTGATTACCTCGCATCAGGCCGATCTTATTAAGGGTTCCAAATTCGTAATTGGCTGCTCGTCGCCCCGTTAGACCCTTCTTCACAGCCCCCGCTTTCAATTTATCTTCAACATCGGCGAGGGCGGTTTTCTGTCCTCTGGGAGTTCTTCGAGGCATCACATTTTTCCTAAGAGATTTGAACGCCTGAGATCGCCATAGTCACGGTGTTCCCAG